TTACTGGATCGGGAAGGGATCGTCAGAGGGGTCTGAAGGGGGGCTGGCGTCTTTTTCCGATGTGCCCAAAAATGTGCCCAAGAATGTGCCCAGAACCTGGCTGGATTTTTCCGAGACGTCGCGCATCTGCCGGGCCTGGATGTGCTGGTAGTGCTTGTCCAGCATGGTCGTGTCGGCGTGCCCCATGGTCAGGGCAGTGGCCAGGCGGTCGGCCCCGTGCAGGAGGGCATAGGTGGCGAAGGCGTGCCTGAGATCGTACGGTCTGATCTTGCGGGCGATGCCGGCCTGCTTGAGAACCTCCCTCCACTTCTTGATCAGGGTCGTGACCGGCTTCCCGCCCATCCTGGCGAGCGCCTTGTAGATGATGGGCTTGATGCCCCGCGCCGCGTCGTGAGCAAACCACGCACGCAGGACAGGCCGAATCGCCGGGTCGATGAAGAGGTCGCGCCAGACCGTGCGCTTGTTCTTCCTGGCTGACTCCACCCGGATGATGCCCCGCTCGAAGTCCACGTGGTCCCAGGTCAGCTTGAACATTTCGCTCGGACCGACACGCATGCCGAACGTGACCCCCAGTACGATCATCCGCCGGATGTTCTCCGGGGCGATGCGCAGGATGGCCTCAAGCTCCTGCGGGGTCGGTGGCGGGACGCGGACGGGCTCCTCGCGCTTGAGCTTGAACCGCAGGATGGGGTTCTCGGCGATGCGCCCCTCGGATTCCGCCCAGTTGAGCGCGGCCTTGAGAATGCCGACGCGGCGATGGATCGTGTTCAGGCTCTGGCCTGCGTCGCGCAGCTTTCCGACCACCTTCTTCATGTCAGGCACGTTGAGGTCGGTGACGTGCGTGGCTGGCGGAAGCGCCTTGTAAAGCTCAAGCACGTGCCGAAGCTCGCGGTCGAGGTTGGCCTCCGGCAGCTTCCTGGATCTGAGGTAGGCGTGGAAGAGGTTGTCGACGGTGACGATGTCGTCGGGGCCGGCCTCTTCCGCAGGCCGGAACAGTTCTGGCTCGAACTTGAGCTGGTGCTTGACCAGCGAGTCGTGGCGCTCGGCCTCGGCCTCCGTCTCAAAGCTGCGCGTCTCGCGCTTCTTGTCGAAGGGGTTGGTCCAATAGACCTGCCATGGGCGAGGTCGATTTGCCCGGTAGCGAACTGCCATCTGGCGGCTGTATGCCGATTATAGAGACGCCGTCAATTCCTTCTTGAGCTGCGCGAGAGTCTTTCCCGCCAACGAATGACCACGTGAGCACCTGTGCAATCGTTGTTTTGAGGCGTCACGCGACTTGCGCAGGGCTTCCTCCACTTCGTGAAGATCCCAGCGGTTGCCGCGTCCGCGTCCGACGCCAAGGAAGAATGGCCTGACACCCAGGCCTTGCGCGAGCTTGGCCGCACCTGCGGGAGACACCCCGCCTCCGAGATGCGCTGCGAGCTCGCGACTCGTCAGCAGCTTCATGGTGGCGGTGGTAGCAATTTCCCGCGCGCGGTCGCAAATGAAGTGGTTGGTGCAATCGATTGCACTCACCTATTGACTTTCGGAGGCACACTTTGTTTAATAGAATTAGGAGGTTAACTTAATATGTGGAAGTGTGTTGCGAGTCTAGTGGTGTTGGCGGTGCTGGTTTCCGCCTGCGCCCCGAAGTCGGTGAGGCCGAAGATCGATCCGCAGATGGCTGCGGAAGAGGCGGACAGGCAGAGGAAGATGGTCGTCGAGTCCCACCTGACCATGCTGAAGAGGGTGGACGATGTCGGCGTCAACCTGCTGATCAAGAACGCCCCGCTGTGCGAGAACAAGACCTATGCGATCGGCATGCGGGTGACCAACATCCACAAGGTCGACGACAGGGACTGGCGTGCCGCATACGAGAAGCACGCGGGTCTTGGCGACTTTCTCACTGCGGTCACCGTTACGGAGGGCGGGCCTGCGTGGAAGGCGGGCATACGCCCAGGGGACCGTATTCTCACGATGGACCGGGTGCAGGCCCCGTCCGGCGAGAGGGCTGTGGATGAATGGCCGTCCGCGGCGAAGACCTTCCTGGAGGGGAACGGCGCGCTGGTCGAGGTGGCACGGGGCGACACGACACGAGAGTTCTACCTCGAGCCTGAGCGGGCGTGCAACTACCCGGTGAACCTGGTCCTGAGCCCGGTCGTGAACGCGTTCGCCAACGGCAAGCAGATCACGGTCCTGTCCGGGTTGGTGGAGTTCACGAAGAACGACGACGAGCTGGCCCTGATCGTCGGGCACGAGCTGGCGCACAACGCGCTGGGGCACATCGAGGCGAAGAAGGGCAACAGGGCGCTCGGGTCACTGTTCGGCGGGATCGTACAGATCTTCACCGGCGTCCCGGTGGGCGGCATCTTCGCCGAGATGGGACAGATGGCCTTCAGCAAGGAGTTCGAGCTGGAAGCCGATTACGTCGGCCTCTACTACACGACCAGGGCTGGCTACAAGGTCGAAGGCGTCGCGGACTTCTGGCGGCGTATGGCGGTGAAGAGTCCTGGGGCGATTTCGCAGGGGCTCTCCCACCCGGCCATGGCCGACAGGTTCGTTGCCATGGAGGCCACTGTGGCCGAGATCCGAAAGAAGCAGGAGGTTGGTGAGCAGCTTGTGCCGAACATGCAGCCAGAATAGCACCAGGCCAGCGGAGAGCAAATGGGTCGGCAGCAATGCCGGCCCATTTTTTAGCGATTGTATACTTTACAAACCCATCGCCCTGAGGCGCACCGCTTGCGCGAGAAAAACTGGGCCGGGCCTAGTCCGTGCCCAGTTTTTTAATCTCTGAAAAAGCCCAGGAATGACCCGGGGCTTTCTGATTCCGGCCCACGAATGACCGTGGGTGTGTAAAGTATACAATCGCCCTTTTTTGTGCCGGTGCAATTGATTGCACCGCGGCGCAATCTGACGTGGTGACGGGGCATGCACTCTGTAAATCTGACGTGGTGACATCTCTATATAGTCCATGCCACTACGTCAAATCGTTGGACTAAGAAGCAATTGAACAAAGGCAGAAAAGGCAAAGAGAAGTAATAGAAATGAAGAGAAGAGTTTCGCCGCGAAACGCGGCGAACAGAAAACCTCCTCAACAGGCGGGGGAAATCTTCCTCGCAAGAGGAGGACGGAGGAAAAAATAATGAAGAATGTTTCGCGCGCCGCAGCGCCTGCAACTTTTGCATTTTGAATCTGCCATGCGGTTTGGTAGTATCCTGGCATGGACCATTCTGAAAACAGGAGAGATTGATTATGCACAGAGCCGCCTGCTTCGCATTCGCTGGAGACATGACAGCGGTGTCCGGCATCGAGAGAGAAGACGTCTTTGCCGCCAGCAACGTCCTTCTGGATCGTGGATTGCTGGATGTCGCCATCAACGGCAGGAAGTTTCGCGGCCGGGGCACGTCCAACGGTGTGGTCCACCGGGTGTTGCGCAGCATCTGCCTGCGGTCGCTGCCGTTCGGCAAACTCTTCGAGCAGATCACGGTCGACGAGATCATTCACGGGAAGCCGCAACTGGGGGTGTTCCCGACGCATGACTCCCGGCGCACCGTGGAGCGGGCGCTCTCCGTCCTGGTAGAGGACGGCTACCTCGTGAAGTTCAGCGCCGATTCCGGGCGGCGAGTGTTTCTCGGGCTGAACCTCCCGAAGGTGCTGGAGGACATCCTGAGCATGTTCGACACCATCAAGGTGACCAGCAGCGTCACTGACAAGGCCCTGCAGGAGGTCAGGCGCCTCTCCGGCTGCTTTCGCGCCGTTGTCCGCTTCTACGACGCCATCAAGGGAGCAGTGATCCGCTCCCTTCGTGAGTTTCGCAACAAGGTGGAGGGTATCATGGAGACGCTGAAAGAGGCGGTGGCTGGCGCTGTGGCGCGTGCCGAGGCCGTGAAGGTGGCGAAGCGGGCGAAGAAGGCCTCCAGGCCGTACGACAAAGACCCGTCTGCCGCCCTGGAGGAGTGGAACCGGCAGGTGGAGATGCGAGAGGGGGACTACCCCGGCTACCTCCCCCACGCCACGGTCAAGGACAAGAGCATGATGAAGGCCCTGATCAAGGAATTCCGGGCCAAGGGCCATGACGACGAGAAGATCAGGGAGATCATCGAAACCGTCATCGAGAGGTGGCGGCACTACCGCGAGTGCGGGTTCCAGGCGTCCGGGACTGGCTACCACAAGTCGGTTCCGGTGAACCCGGATTTCGCTTTCTTCTACAACCACCGTCGGGATCTGCTGCCGCTGCTCGTGCCTGCGGGTGTCCGCGGCGTGGAAACCACGGGCAAGAAGCTCCCGACTTTCTAGGTGACCTATGGACGCGACAGCGAGAAAGCTCCTCACCCTCCCCTGGGAGGTCGTCCCGGCTGGTGCCGAGCCGACCGCTTTCATGAACCGACGCATCCTGTGGACGTTGACCACGAAGATCGGCCTGTCCGCGGCGTTCCGAATGCGGCCCTCCGACGCGGTGATGCAATCGATTGCACTGCCGACGGTCCTTTTCATGGCCCGGAACAGGTTGTCGACGTATGTGCACGAGAATCCCTGGCTGACGCGCTTGACCAAGGCAGAGCAGGCGCACTTGGTCAAGGAGTTCGGGCTGACGTCTGACATGCACTCCGTGCTCGCCCTCGCGCTGACCCCTGCGGTCTTGGAGAAGTACCTTTCCTACAGCGTGGCGCTGTTCGCATTCTCGACCAAGCGCGTACCGATGGTGGTCGAACTGCCCGAATTGGTGAGTTTCTTCTCGACCTACGGGTACGACGACACCGATCGGTACGACTCCCTTCTGTCGTGCGGCATGCTGGTCATAAAGTCCCCGCTCGGCAATGTGCGCGGGCTGCGCGACGTGACTGGGTCGTTTCTCCCTTTGCTCACGCACAGAATGCGCACCGGTCGGCTGACTGTTTACGCGGACCTTGCCTTTGGGGAGGCACGCCACGCGATCAAGGATAAAGGAGAGGAGCCGACTGCTTCGGCCCTGTCCGCCATGCTGGCGGGCACGGTGATCGGCAAGACTCAGATCTGCAGTTTCCTGCACGGGGATGAGAGCGCGTTGACGATTCTCGGAGGCTCGAAATGAGTATTGCCCGCCAGTTCCTCTTGAGCCTGTCCGAGTCTCCAGATCAGGCGGTCCGGACCGCGCGGATGCGCACGGCTGTTGACGCCGGCGTGTCCTCCGGGTTCTTTCTCGACGAGATAGACCGCCTGGCTTGGGACATCGCGTATGCCCATTTTATCCGATACGGGGTCGGGCCTTCGGCAGACCTGCTGGCTGTTGAGGCCGAGATAGACTTCCCTGCCTTCGTCCCAGAAGAGCCGTTTGAGTTCTGGCTTGACCGCCTCCTGGCGTTCACCAAACACCTTTACCTCCACAATGCCGCTGCCGACGTCCTCGATGCCCTGTCTGACGGTGACCTGCAAGGTGCAGAGGACTTGTTGCAATCTGCGTTTGTCGGGGTGTCCAAATTCGACCGAGATGCCGCTGTTTTCACGCAAACACAGATTGCGGATGCCGTCATGGAGGCGCATGCGAGATTGCAGGCTGGGAACAGCACGCCCGGTGTCTGTCTCGGGTTCCCCTACATCGACGCCCAGACTGGTGGCGCACAGCCCGGCGATAGCTGGACGATTGTTGGACGACCTGGTGGCGGTAAGACGTTCCTTCTGTGCAAGTGGGCGATGCACGCGGCGTCCCCGATCTATTCTGGCCTCGAGCTTGTGCACCCAGGCCATAAGGTTCTGATGGTGTCCATGGAGATGCCTCTTCTGCAGGTCGTACAGCGCAACCTGGCCATCGGAGCGCTGGTCGGGGCCTCGAACCTCCGTCTTGGGCGGCTGTCTCGGTTTGCGCTGAACCAGCTGACAGACTTCGTTGCGCGCATTCGCACGTCCGGAGAAGGGGATCGCTTTCTGTTGATGGAGGGCCGCTTGAACCTGTCGGTGGACGACATTGTCATGAAGGTGCGGGAACACAGGCCCGACATTGTTTTCGTGGACGGCGCGTACATGGTGAAGCCTTCGAGAGGGGCCGGTGGGCGCTCGGCGCACGCGAGTTGGGAGTCTGCCATGTACACCATGGAGGGAATCAAGCAGCTGGCCATGAACGAGGGCATCCCGGTGATCTCGTCATACCAGTTTTCCAGGAAGGGCTCGAAAGACCCCGGCCTGGATTCTATTGCCTACACGGACGCGGTAGCACAGCTGGCGTCCGTCGTGATCGGCATATCGAACGAGACTAGTGAGACGATGGATCAATTCGAGAACAAAGTGTTCAAAGTGTTGACCCTCTTGAAGGGACGTAATGGGGAGAGTGGCGAGGTGCGTGTGGAGTTCATGCCTGGCAACTCGTGCATAATGGAGATAGCGTCTGAAGAGCGTGCGACTGACCCCGATACTGACGGCGATCCCGCAGAAGACGGTCTGCAGGATGGCGGACGCGTTTTCGTGTCTGGTGGAGGAGACGATCCGTACGCAGAAACGCCGGAAGACACGCGACGCGCGGGCTCTGATGAAAGCATAGACGACGATCCGTATTCGTGATTGTCTTTAACGCGCTTCAATGTATGAATCTACAATAGGCATAATCAGGAGGTTGTATGAACGAGAGGACGTTGCGGCTCTCCAATGAGCACAAGGAAACGGCGGTGCAATCGATTGCACCTTCCACGGAGGAGATGCAGAAGGTTGACCAGTTCGCAAAGATGCATGGTGACGTCAGTGCGATCAAGGCCCGTCACAAGCAGGAGCTCGGCGTCATGGAGAAGCAGACGAAGTCTCTTCTCGAGGAGCTCAAGGAACTGGCCAGGGAGCGCGGTACGACGCAGCTTGTCGGTGTGCGGCACGTGGTGTCTTTCCAGCCTACCTCTTCCAGGACCATTGACCCGAAGGCGCTGTACGAGTACCTCGTGAAGAACGGTCGTGAGTCTGAGTTCTGGGACCTTGTGTCCGTAGGCCTCACAAAGGCCATGGGCAACTACGGAGAGCGCGCCCTGGAGTCCGCCGAGCTTATCCAGCTGTCGTCTGATCCCTACGGCAAGGTTTCCACGTCGACCCGGCCGATCCAGTAACCGGATCGTTGGGAGGGCTCTATGGACAGAAACGGGGTAGTGGCCTTTCTTGAGGCCCTGCGCTGTCAGAACATCAACGCCAACGCCGGCGGGTGGGTACGGGCGTCGTGCCCGCTCGCCCCGTGGCTGCACGCGAAAGGGCGAGACGCACACCCATCGTTCGGCGTGCGCCCGGCCACTGACAAAGAGAATGCCGGATTTCACTGTTTCTCGTGCGGGACGTCCGGGTCACTACCGAAGCTGCTGCACAACCTGACCTGGCTGTCTGGCGAGCGACCGCTCGCGGCCAGCCGAGTGCTCATGTACTCGGATTGGGTTGACCAGGAACCGCAGTGCACCGTAGTCGGGCGCCGCCGCATCAAGATCCACGACAAATTTGCCAGCAAGGGTCCAGTACGTGCGTTCCAGCGCAACGAGCCAGTCCCAGAGGTCGTCCTGGACCGCTACCCGCCCTTGATTGGCTCTGATCTGACGGATGCGGCAGATGTTCTGCGCTGGCTTGTCGAAGAGCGCCGCATTTCTGAGGAAGTGGTGGCCCGATACCAGCTCCGGCTGTTTTCGGATCACATCACCGGGGATGTCGGCGTCGTGTTTCCGGTGCTGTCCAGGGACAGCGACCGCGTGCTCGACATGTACGTCCGCATGACGGGAGAGAAGGCGTTTTTCAGGCTCAACGCGCAGTTGTCGGGCTCGCCGGTGGACTACAAGGCCCCGAATCTGTGGTTCGGCAATCATCTGTACAAACCAGACGCTCCGGTAATGCTGGTTGAGGGCCCGATAGACGCGATGCGGTTGTCGACGCTTGGCGTCGCGAATGTCCTGGCCGCGTGCGGAGAGCCGTCCAGAATGCAGCTAGCCGGGGTATCAAGCCTGGTGGTGCATGTTGCGTTCGACGCAGACGCTAGCGGCCGTGAATTTGCGAAGAAGGCGTTGCGGCTGTTGAGTGCCCCAGTGCGCCGTATCATAGAGTGGGATGTCGGCGGGATTAAAGACGCAGGTGACCTGCAGGACAAGGCGCAACTTGCGGCGATATTCAATGCGTCTCGTAGAATCGAACTCACTCGAGACGCGGATGAGCGCAGACGCCAAGAGAAGCGACGCAAAGCGTCCCGTACACGTGATTTGACTTTCGACCCGTTCGGCTTCTAATGTTAGCATACGTCCATAGTGGACAACTAACACATGAGGCCATCTGGCCGAGGAGGATCAAATGTCCGAAAAGTGGTATCAGACTGGTGGGGAGGGAGAGGCTCGGGCAGGCCAGCTCCGCGAAGAGATGCAGAAGGATCGTGGCCCGCGCAGGTTCTGGCTGAACGTCGGCAAGTCGGCCAAGGTGACGTTCCTGGACGGCGCGGGCTTCTTCGTGTTCGAGCACAACCTGAAGCTCGACGGTCGGTGGGGCAACTTCTTCACTTGCCGCAAGGACTTCAGCGAATGCCCCGTGTGCGATGCCGGGCATAAGCCGTCGTACGTGGCTGTGTTCACCGTGATCGACCATTCCCAGTACGAGGGGAAGGACGGGAAGGTCTACAAGAACCAGAAGAAGCTGCTGGTTCTGAAGTCCGGCGTCCTCCCCAAGGTGTCGCGCAAGCGTGACCAGGCCGGTGGCGACCTCACGTACTCGCTGATGATGTTCAGCCGCGACGGCCAGAAGGAGGCCAACACCGGCGAGGACGTCGAGTTCCTGAAGAAGCTCGCCAAGAACGACGTGCTCAAGCTGAAGCCTGCTGGCATGTCGGACGAGGAGTGGCTCAAGCCGTACGACTACATGCAGCTCTTCGCGCCCAAGACCGTCGAGGAGCTGCGCGCGGTGGTCGGCGAGGCCGCGCCGGTCGGTTCCGACGCGCACGCGAATGAGCGCACGGACGTGCGCCGCGACGATCGTCGCGATGGCGAGGCGCACGTCGGGTCTGACACCGACATCGAGTCGCTGCTGTAGCATCACATGGCCGGGGGTTGTTTCCAGCCCCCGGCCTTCCCACGGAGAGAGGATGCGATACCCAAGCGTTCGGCGGGACACCCACTGGTGGGTACGTAAAGAGTTTCTCAAGAAGCCGCTGCATGAACTGCGTCGCCTGTTCACGGTGCTGCCAAAGTTCGTGGATGCGCAGCCTGTTGAGATTTTCAGGGAGACGGACGACGAGTTCGGCATCCCGTTGTTCTACCAGGATTTGAGCCGGCACGCCGAGCAGGTCGTCGACGGCGCGAGTTACGGGCAGCCTGCCGAGTTCGAGATGCGCACCGAGCCGCGGCCGCGGCAGGCCACGGTCCTAGAACGATTCGTGCAATCGATTGCATCTGGTCGTCGAGGCCATCTGCTCGAAGCTCCAACTGGCGCAGGAAAGACAGCGATGAGCCTGTTCATGCTTCAGAAGCTGGGGCGCACGGCGCTCGTGATCGTGCCCCGCGAGCACCTGCTGCAGCAGTGGATTGACCGCGCCCTGGCGCTGACCTCTCTGACCCGCGAGGAGATTGGCGTGGCACAGCAGGGTACCTGCGATTTCCGTGGCAAGAAACTTGTGGTCGGGATGGTGCACTCCATCTGCAAGGACCGTTACCCGGAAGACTTCAAGAATTATTTCGGAGTGGTCGTGTGGGACGAGGTGCACACGGTCTCCGCGACGACGTTCTCCGAGACCGTCTCGTTGTTCCCTGCGGCCTACAGGATTGGGTGCTCGGCGACGCTACGGCGCGGCGATGGGACGGAGGACGTGTTTCGGTACACGATCGGGGAGACGACGTTGACCCTCAAGGGCGGCACCGAGGTGTGCCCCATGGTGTTCCTGAGATCCTACAAGGGGCAGCGCCGCCACCCCTACCTGGACAAAGTCAAGGACGCCAAGAAACGGCGGGGCCTCATTCTGTCCGAGCTGGCTGACGACCTTCGCCGAAACGTGCTGATCGCGGTCTACCTGCAGAAGTTTGTCCAGTCTGGTCGCCGGGCGCTGGTCCTCTCTGACAGGAAAGACCAGCTGAAAGCGCTCAAGGCCATTTTGGAGGGGCGGTTCCGTATGGTGCCGCGCGACGTTGGGATGTTCACGCAGGAGACGAAGCCCAAGGAGCGGGAGCGCGTGCTTGCGCACTGTCCAGTGATCTTGGCGACGTACGGCGTCATGGCCATGGGCGTCGACGTGCCTGACCTGCGCGCGCTTGTGTTTGGGACTCCGATGTCTGACATAGAACAGCCGCTCGGTCGAATCCTGCGGTTGTGCGACGGTGCGAAAGAGCCTGTCGTGCTTGATCTGACCGACACGGCATTCCCGGACGCTGTCCGGTGGGCTGCCCGTAGGAAGGAATTTTACAGAACGCAGGCCGGGGCGAAGATCGTTCATGTCGACAGTTAGGGTTCCCATGCCCGAAGAGCTCCCGTCAGCGCGGGCCATTCGGGAGGCGCGCCGCCGCCGAAAGAGGCGCGCGACTGCTGAGCAGAAGCGGGAGCGTTGCGCCGTGGAAAAGGTGCGGTTCCGGCGACGCTATCAGACAGACCCAGAGTTCCGCTTGCGCGAGTCTATTCGGAAGGAGCTGTGGGCGCACAAGAAGAAGTATGAAGAGCTGGCACGCCGATGGCGGTCGCAGGAGGGGTCGCTTGACGACGCGGTCGAATTTTCCGGCGTGTCGCGCGTCGAGTTCATCCTCCTGGTCAAGGAAGGCGTCGTCCCGCCGTCGGTGTTGGTGGAAGGCCGCGCGGTGTACACAGTCGACCAGCTTCGTCATTTGACCCGCGGGTTCCACTCGTTCATACTCCATCATACAGAGCCAGACCTCCAGGCACTGCGGGAGTATCTGGCTGAGAACTGGCACAAGCCGTATGTGGAGGACGACCATGGCGAGGGCAAAAGCGAGAACCCCCAAGATTCTGGGATCGGACGGCGTCCTGACGGTACGTCGCACCGTGTTCGGTCAGGAAAGCGAGGAGCAGCGCCCGCTGCAGATCAGGCCCTTTGTTGCTGATGCGGCGCCGGGGGCCGTGACCGTCCGGCTGTCGCGGACGGTGAACCTGGGCAACTACAACTCGGCGCGCGTCGAGGTTGGCATGACCGTTCCCGGCTACCGCGAGGAGTTGGTGCCGTTGTACCACGAGGTGTTCGACACCGTCGCCGGCCTGGTCAACGAGGAGGTCGGGAAGATCGAGCAGGACTGCGGCCTCGGCAAGAAAGCCGACAAGGCGGTCGACGAGCTCCTGTAACCCGTGCAATCGATTGCACTGAGGAGGGCTTACGATGGGCATCACCATGTGTATAGACGACATGCGGCAAGAGGTCATTGCGGCATTGACGGAACACCCGCAGGATTTTGACGGCGAGGACATTGGTGTCCTCTATGGCGTGGTCACCGGCCGCATTAGCTGCAGCACGTTCGACATCGTGCGTGCCGACCTCGGTCTGACCGTGGACGTCGCCGCCGAACGCGTCACGCTGGAGGACTAGCATGGCAGGTCTGAACGAGTTGGTCGAGAAGACCACGAAGAAGTTCGGCGAGGGCCGCATGCTGGCGGGCAGTGCGCCCGGCGAGCAGATGGACTACCCGCGCCAGCCGACCTACATCTTTCCCCTCGACTACGCGCTCGGCGGCGGTGTTCCTTTCAACGTCTGTTCGCAGTTCTACGGGCCCTTCCAGGGAGGAAAGACCTCCACGGCCTACCTGCTGGCTCGCGCGGTTTCGAGGACGTGCGCCGAGTGTCTGAAGCCGCTGCTGCTGTGCACGTGTAAGGACGGGCCACGGATCGCCAAAACATTCCTGTGCCACGGAGAGGGCAGGCCCGACTATTCCTATCTCCAGGCGCTCGGCTACGACATGGACCAGAACCTGGTTTGCGGGTTCCCGGAGTACGGGGAGCAGGCCTGCCAGATGATCGAGGACGCCGTCAAGGCCGACGACTGCGGGCTTGTGATTATGGACAGCCTGGCCTCGATCGTCCCGCGCACTGTGCTGGAGGGCGAATACGAGGACATCAACGTGGGCGGCCAGGCCAAGCTGTTGACCAAGCTGTTCCATCGCCTGAATCACACGCTGGTCGCCGAGTACCGGCGCGGGCATCTGGTCGCTGTCGTGTTCCTGAACCAGATGCGCGCGTTGATCGGCGGCGGGTCGTACGGGCCGACGGAGACGGTCCCTGGCGGGTGGGCTGCCAAGCACGGCATGCGTCTTTCTATGCGGATCGGGCAGCTGACTGGCGACGCCGCCAAGGACGAGGTCGACAAATCCTCGAACATGAAAAACGTCCTGCGGTTTTCTGCGTCGATGCTGGGCCCGCAGTCGAAGCAGCAGTTGTTCATCATGGCGGGGAAGTGCGAGTACAAGTTCACGGTCGGCGAGTACGACGGCTGCCCTCCCGGCACGATTCTGGACGCGGCGACGACTGTCAAGATCGCGCGAGAGCTCGGCATCTTGGCCAAGGCCGGCGAGACTTACAGACTCGAGGGGACAGCGCTGGAGTTCCAGAAGCTGGCCGACGTTGAGGAGATGTTTAAGGCCGGTCAGTACGTCGACCCGAAGACCGGCGAAGTTTCGGCTACCGGAGGGTTCGACGACGCGTTCCGGTACAAGGTGCTGACCTACGCCAAGGACGCGGCGCTGCGGGAGACGCACGACCGCATGGAGCGGCGCGTGCGTGTGCTGCCGCCCCGTTGTCGGGAGGCCGGGTGAACGCCCGGTGCTCGGAGTGTGGGCGGGAGTTTCGTATCGGCCGCGCCAACGAGCGCTTCTTCTTCAAGGAGGCTGCGCGGTTCGACTCGATCGCCTGCCTACGCCAGTACATCCGGCGAACGCGCAGGCGCTCACGGCTCCCGGCCGCCGTGCGTGACGTGCAGCCGGACGAGCGTATGGCTGACGGCCTGAGCTTCAGCCCGATGCTCGGCGGGTCGTTCAGGTCTTGCTTCGAGGTCGCCGTCGCCGAGACGATCGTGTGCGCCTGGGGCATCCCGCTGTTGTACGAGCCGCATGTTGTCGAGGTAGGCACGCGCGTGTACATCCCAGACTTTTTCGTCCCGTGGCACTCGGTGTGGCTGGAGGTCAAGGGCGAGTGGCGTAGCGGCAGCAAGGCAAAGTTCGGGAGGGCGCTGGACATCTTAGGGCCTGAACGTCTTATCATTGTGCCGCCCCTGTACCGTCGGGAATTCGACGGTGCGGCACAGGGCCTGTACAGGGGCAGTCTTCGGAGGCAGATCAGGTGAGTACCAGGCGGTTGCGCGTCAGTGTTCAGATTTCTGAGGAGGAGAGGTTGGCGCGGCTCTCCTCCGTGGATAGCATCGAAGATCCGACCAGGCTGGCGCATGCGCTGCTGTCGTTGGGCGGTGGCGCGTCGCAAGAGATGGACGATTACCCGCCGTATGTGCGGGCGTCTTCCATCTATAATGTATGCCCCCGCGAGCGGGTGCTGGGCATGCGGGCCGGAAAGGTCGTTCCGAAGCGGGCGGCTGGGGTTCAGCTACAGACAGTCTATGACATGGGGCACGCGTTCCACGAGTACATGCAAAACAACCCGGCCTACTTCGGAGGCAAGCTGTACGGCTGGTGGGTGTGCTCTGCGTGCCAGAGGACGGTCTTTGGCACCAGGCACTCTGGCGCTTGCCAGGTATGCGGTGCGAAACCTGGGTCCTATAGGTACAAAGAGCACGGCTTCCAGATCCGCGAGCCTTGGCGTTTGTCAGGCCATGTGGACGCCTATCTCGAGATCGCGCGCGGCGATTTTAGGATCTGCGACCTGAAAACGATCAACGGGAAGGACTTCGAGAAGCTGACCGCCCCTCATATCGAGCACCTGTACCAGGTGCACGCCTACCTGCTGGGGCACAGGCATCACACGCTTCCTGTCACGGTAAACCAGAACGCGGCGCTGCTGCTCTACGCGAGCAAGCGGATGACGACGAAGACGTTTCCGTTCAAGGCGTTCCACGTTCGGCTTGACCCCATCATCGCTGCGGCGGTCGAGGACATCCTGTCCGAATTTACCCGCGCCGTGGGTGACTTCGCCTACAACCCGGCGCCGCGACAGGACTGCCTGGCGTCGAATTTCATGTGCTATCGAGCCACGTCGTGTCCTTGCGTGGCTGAATGTCGGGAGGCTATGTGATATCAGCGCTGCTCTCGAACCGTTTTGTGCTCGGAGGCCTGGGGCTGCTGCTTGGCCTGGTGCTGGCCGGCGTGTTTTACGTCAAGGCGGAACGCGCTGAGGCGCGGCTGTCTGACGAGATTGCGCAGCACACGGCTACCAAATCGGAGCTGTCTGCCGCGACCACGCGTGAGAATCTCCTGCAGGCGTCCGCGAAGGCGGATAGGGCTGCGATTGCGGCGCTGCAGAAGCAGCTGGCGCGTTCGCACAAGCAGATTGCCGACTGCGCGAGCAGGGAGGCCGAGGTGTCCGACCTGATGTCCGCTGCGCGGACGCAGCCCGTCAATGGAGTGATCGACAATGAAACGAGTCGTCGGGTTCTGCAGTTTCTTAATGATCGTGTGTTTGGCGTCGTGCACGACGACGCGTCCGCGGGTAGCTGACCCGGTACGCGTGACGCACGGCTACGTACTGTGCGCGAGACCTGCGCACCCGGCCTACGGCGCGTTCGCGCCGGCTGAGCCTGCGTGGTCCGCGCGCAACACGGAGACGCTCCTGCGCAACGCGACCAGGATGCGCGCCTACGTGGATGCCTTGGAGTCGACGGTCGAGTGTTACGAAGCCCAGGTGCAATCGATTGCACCGGAGGAGTAGGAAATGCTGCAACACGCGTCAGGGTTTCAGTCCGTCTTTGAGGAGTTCGTCTACAAACGCACCTACGCGCGCTTCCTGGACAAGGAAGGTCGTCGCGAGGATTGGCCTGAGACTGTGGCGCGTTACCGGGATTTTTTCCTGCCGCGCGTACCTGCGGCCAAGCAGCACGAGTTCCGGAAGGTCTGCGCCGGCATCGAGAGCCTCGAAGTCATGCCCTCCATGCGGGCGCTGTGGACCGCCGGTCCCGCGCTGGAACGGGAGAACCTTGCGGGGTTCAACTGCGCCGGCGTCGCGATAGACCACCCCAAGGCTTTCGCCGAAACGCTGTACCTGCTCATGAACGGCTGCGGCGTCGGCTTCTCGGTAGAGCGCCAGTTCATCAACCACCTGCCGGAGGTCCCGCACTCCTTGCAGAAGTCTGACCGGGTGCTGCCGGTTCCAGACTCCAAAGAGGGCTGGGCCCGAGCGTTCGGGGATCTGATCAAGGCGCTCTACGCCGGGGAGATTCCTGAGTGGGATCTGTCGAAGGTGCGCCCGCGCGGTGCGAAGTTGAAGACTTTTGGAGGCCGCGCCTCTGGCCCAGGCCCGCTGGACGCGTTGTTCAGATTTACGGTAGCCACGTTCCGGGAGGCCGCCGGGCGGAAGCTGTACTCGGTCGAGTGCCATCGGATCTGCTGCAAGATCGCCGAAATCGTGGTCGTTGGCGGGGTGCGCAGGTCTGCCTGCTTGTCCCTGTCGAACCCGAGTGACGACCGCATGCGCAGCATCAAATCCGGGCAGTTCTGGGAGACCATGCCGGAACTTGCCATGGCCAACAACAGCGCGGCGTGGACCGAGAAGCCGTCAGCCGAGATATTCCTCGGGGAGTGGCTGGCGCTGATCAAATCGAAGTCTGGCGAGCGGGGTATCTTCAACAGGGCCAGTGCCCGCTACATCGCCGCCTTGAACGGACGCCGGGACCCGAACCACGAGTGGCTTTGCAACCCCTGCTGCTTCTCCGGAGACACGCGGCTGCTGACCGCCACCGGCTACGAAAGGTTTGACGCGCTGGCCGGAAAGAGTGTCACCATAGTCAATTCTGACGGGCGGCAGACGCCTGGCCGCGTGTGGAGTTCCGGGGAGCGCGCGGTGGTTAAAGTGACATTCGCCGGTAGCCCTGGTGTGCCTGGGCAGACGGTCGTGTGCACGCCAGACCACCGCTTCATGCTTGCTGATGGGTCCGAATGTCAGGCGCTCGACTTGGCTGGTAAGCGTGTCATGCCCTACCTGGCGCGCAGGGGCGTCGCCTCGCGTGCGGACTTCCTTGCTGGGTTTATACTGGGGGACGGCGCGCTGCCCAGGCTCGCTAGCCCGAGCCATCGTGGGTTGGAGGTGTACCTCGGCGCAAAGGATGGTGACGTCGCTGATTATTTTGGCGTCAGGACTGGCCCCTGGTACTCGGTAGAGGCCGCGGAGGCTGCTGAGAAGTGGGGACTCCTGGCGACACGGGCGCCCGGCAGGGAACTGCCGGATGCCGCGAACGAAGACTTCATGTCAGGGCTTTGGACGGCGAACGGCTGCGTTGTTCGGAAGCACTGCCGTGCGGCGTTGAAGACGACGTCGCGTAGGTTGGCGGATGCCGTCCTTGCGTGGCTTAAAGATCGCGACGTCCACGCCTACGTGACCGTCAACAAGCCGAAGGTTGTCTCGTTTGCTAACGGGGACTTTCCTTGCAAGGAAAGCTATGGCGTGAACGTTGCCGGGGCCCGTAATCTGGCCAAGCTGTCGACGGTGGTGCGTTTTCTCCAGGAGTACAAGATGGCCGCGCTGGAGGAGACCGTACTGGAACACGCCCCGTTCGTCAGATCGGTCAAGCCTTGCGGGCTGCGCGAGGTCTTCGACTTTACCGAGCCGGAGACGCATTGGGGTGTTGTTGAGGGCTTGGTGGTGCACAACAGCGAGACTCTCCTGCGCCCGCAATCCCTCTGCAACCTCTCCGAGGCCGTCGTGCGTCCCGGCGACTCTCTGGAAGACCTCCAGAGAAAGGTCCGTTTCGCCACGATTCTCGGCGTGGTGCAGAGCACGCTGACGAAGTTCGGGTTCGTCAGGCGCGAGTGGCGGCGTAACTGCGAAGAAGAGCGTCTGTGCGGCGTTTCACTTACGGGCCTGCGCGACCACCCAGTCCTCTGCCGTGCAAGCGACAAAGCGCGCCTCTGGTTAACGGCCATGCGACAGACTGCCGTGGCGACCGCGGAGGAGTGGAGCAAGGCGCTCGAGATCAATATGCCAGCCGCGCTCACCCTCGTGAAGCCCAGCGGCACGGTCGGCACCATGCTGAACGCCGCGCCAGGGCTGCACACGAGGTACGCGCCGTGCTACCTGCGGCGTGTCCGGGTGTCGACGACTGACCCAGTGTACCGCTTCCTGCGCGATCGCGGTGTTCCGGTGCAGCCCGAGGTTGGGCAGGAGCTGGAGACGTGCACGACAGCTGTGTTCGAGTTTCCGGTCCGCTCGCCGGAACATGCGGTGTTCCGGGACGAGGTTTCGGCCATCGAGCAGCTGGAGTATTGGCTCATGCTCCAGAAGTGCTGGTGTGAAATGAAGCCGTCCGTCACCGTCTACGTGAAGGACCACGAATGGCTGTCCGTCGGCGCCTGGGTTTACGACCACTGGGATTGGGTGTCCGGGATTGCCTTCCTGCCGTGGGACGGTGGTGTGTACCCGCTGATGCCGTACGAGGAAATTTCGGAGGCCGAGTTCCAGGCCAGGCTTGACGAGATGCCCGACATCGACTTCCGCGACCTGTCCGCGTACGAGTGCGACGACCACACGACTGGCGCCAAGGAACTGGCCTGCGTTGGTGGGGCCTGCGATCTCGCCTAACTGCAATCGATTGCATCGGAGGCAGTGTGCAGAGACAGCAGGCTTGCGCCGACTGCGCGGATGAGGGAGCGTTCGTCCGAAAGTACCAGCGACTCGCGCGGGACTACGCGTATTTCGTGATGCGCACGCGCAAGCCGTTTTTGTTCGGCCTGGATATGGACGACCTGGTCGGCGCCGCGCTGCAAGGCGTCCTCGGCGCGTTCAGGGTGCGGCACCTGATCGGCGGTGCGCCGCTTGAAGCTGTGGTGCGCTTGCGCATCCGGTGGGCCATCCAAAACGAGATCCGCAAGATGGACCCGACCCCGCCGACCTGGCGTGCCGCGCAGCGCGCGCTAAGAGAGGCGAGCGCGCGACTGGAATCCAGCGAGGGCGAGGTGACTGACGAGGCCCTTGGTGAGGCGCTGGGGTTGAGCAGCCAGGCTTTGTGGCAGTTGCGCTCGTCGGCGGCTGCCGCCTCTCCCGCGGTCGTCTCCGAATACGTGAGCGGCGAGGACGACGGGACCCTGTCGAGGTACGACCTGTGTGAAGACGGGGTTGGTCCTTCGGCGGAAGACGTGGTCGCTGGGCATGCAGCGCGCCGCCTCCTCCTGGACGCGATAGACAGTCTCCCGGAACGCACACGCTGGATTTTGATGGCGCATTTTTACGAGGACAGGTCGCTACAGGAGATAGCCGAGGCCCTGGGAATTTCAAAACAGCGAGTCGCGCAGTTGAAGGACCGTGGCCTCATGACATTGCGGGAGCGTCTGGGCGAGGACGCCGACGCGACTGTGTTTGAGGGCCTGCAACGATAGGAGTTCCAGTGGAACGTATCAAGGCGATTTTTGACGAGTGTTTCGACCTCATGACCGCGAAGAATCACGACTACGCCGGCGAGCAGGCACGAGACTTGTTTGCCAACCTGCGCGAGTGTGAGCGATTCGGGGTTCCGCTGCACCTCGGCATCATGACCAGGATGTCTGACAAGTGGTGCCGCGCATGCAACCTGCTGCAGCAGGACGCCGCGGTCAAGACGGAGTCTTTGGAGGACACGGTTCGCGACATGATCAACTACGGCGCTTTCATGTTGCTGGCCTTGCGGGAGCTGAAAACACAGGAGGGCCCTGTGGAGATTGTACATGGCGACCAGCAAACGGGTAGTGGCGATCGGTGACCTCCATGCTGGGCACGCCGTGGGGCTAACGCCCCCGTGGCGCGTCCGCGGGTACTCCAAGGAGCTGCGCAGGCTCCACAAGGAGATGTGGTCGTTCTATGTGCAGGCGTTGCAGGCCGAGGGGCCGATCGACGTTCTGCTCGTGAACGGCGACTTGATCGATGGGAAGGGCGGCCGCAGTGGCGGCGTAGAGATCCTGGTGCCGGACCTGACTGAGCAGTGCGACATAGCTGCCGAGTGTATCAGGGAGGCTCGCGCGAAGTCTGTGGTCGTGACGTACGGCACGCCGTATCACGTATCGGGGGCGGACGGTACAGATTACGAGGCGCTGGTGGCCAGGGAGGTCGGCGCGGCCATCGGCGGACATGAGTGGGTGGAAGTCAACGGCAGGATCTTTGACGTGAAGCACAAGGTGTCAGGCAGCCAGGTGCCCCACGGCCGGTTCACTGCGCTGGCTCGCGAGCAGGTGTGGAACCTGTTGTGGGCAGAGCGAGGACATCCGAAAGCGGAGGTGCTGCTGCGGTCTCACGTGCACTATCACGTGTTCTGTGGCACGCCCAGGTGGCTGGCGATGACGTTGCCGCCGCTCCAAGGGCTTGGTAGTATCTACGGGACCAGACAGTGTTCAGGCACTGTCGATTTCGGCCTGGTGGCGTTTGACGTTCCTGAGAAGGGAGGCATCGCATGGCGGTCACACGTAATCGAGCTCAAAGCGGCCACGCCAAAGCCGGTAAGGCTCTGACGGTCGACGTCGCTCGTATTTTCGATGAGTTGCGCGCCCGCTCTGGCGGGGAGGGGCTGACGACGCGGGAGGTCGCCGAGATTCTTGGCAAGAGCCGCCTCGTCGTGCGCGAGCTTATCAGGAAGGCCATTGAGGAGGGGCGCTGTCGCCCCTCTACCAAACAGGTGCGGTCCGCGCTCACTGGCGTGGTCTCTCCCGTGCCGAGTTTCGTCTTCCTGGAGAAGGAGTAGCGGAGTGTCCCGCAAAAAATTCTACCAGCCGGTGCGGGAGCGTGGGTATTCGCCCGCGTTCCTCGGACGCTACTTCGAGCCGACACGAGAGGAGCTGGCTGGCCTCCTGCTCGATGGCAGCGTCCGCCGCGCCGATGTGTTTTTCGCGCGGCTACATGAGCGGTTCAGATTTGTGGCCTTCGCGGCCCCGTATGTCAGGCAGAGGCGCCCGGTACGTTGCGATCAATTCGAGACCTGGACTGCGGAAGATGCGTGCGTAGTCGCGAACACCGCCTTGTGGACCAACTTTGCGATCACGATGCCGATCCTCGGCAGCGGCCTGGAGGGGAAGAAGTGGCCGCGTGTTCGTTTAGACACGAAGAGGCTGTTCGCGTCCTCTGGCACACAGCCCGAGCGGCTCACAGTGGTGTTCGACCCAGAGGTTTATTGGCACCCGTTGGTCAGGATAGAGGCTACGGGGCGCGAGGTTTGGTGTGACGCGTTCTACGTCGACACGCTGTTCAACTATCTAAAGCCGCAGGTGTCCGTGGAGCCTGGATACGTCGTGGCCCGGTGCACGTCTTACGGGGCGCGCATGCGTATTGACGGGATGCGTCTGCAGTCAGCGGCGCGCGACAAGCTGCTTGAGTTGATCGGGAATGTGGGGGAGGGGTGCGCATGCGATTTGTCGGCATAGACCCAGGGCTGTCGTGCACTGGCGTGGCCATTCTGCACCCAGAGGGTGCCATGGAGTCGTTCGCAGTCCGAACGGACGCCGCGCAGTCCGATCTTGCGCGGCAGTTGTCCGTGGTGCAATCAATTGCACCGAGAGTGCGCACAGGAGATGTCCTGATCTTTGAGGATTTTGGTGTGACCGTTCGGTTTGCGAAATCGGCCAAGCTGGTCGAACGCATTGAGCTGTGCGGGATGCTCAAGATGGCGCTCGGCCTCAAGAGCGGCGCACCAGTGCTGGTGTGCAGCCCTGGCCACCTCAAGAAGTTTTTCACTGGCAACGGCAGCGCGTCGAAGACTGGAGTGTTGGACGCGGCTTGTCGACTCGGTGGGCGCAGGTTTGAGACTGACGACGAGGCGGACGCGTTTGCGTTAGCCCACGTAGGCAGGCGACTGGTCTGCGGCCCAGTCGACTCGGACGTGCTTAGGGCCGTCGAGGCCTGGTCCGGCAACGGCGCGGCTCTGAAACGGCTGCGCTTTGTCGCGTAATTCGATTTTGCGCCTGTGGGGCACGGTGGTAGATTCAATTTGTTGGAACTGGATCTACACCGCCACCGCAGGAGGATAAGCGTGCGAAAGATCTCGAGCTACATCAAAGCGGGGTATCCCGTACTCTACGTGCAGACGGTCGAACAGGAGCGGGCGCTCCGGTCGCTGCTCACGGACCTGAAGGAGTCGGGGTTGAGTAGCGACCTCGAAGTCTTCATCTGGAAGATCACGACCGGTCTTTACCCGTACCTGGCGACGAACCCCGAAGCCGACCGCGTGGCCCAGGATTTCCGGGAGGCTCTCGGCTGGATCAGCAAGGGGCAGGACGGGACGCCGCGTCCCGACACGGTCTACGTGTTCTTCAACGTCAAGGAGATGCTGCAGAACCCGGCGAACCGCCAGCAGTTCCAGGACACAGCTTACGACATCCGCACGGTCGGGTCGCACATCATCGTGGTCGGCGGTCACATCGACCTTCCCGAAGAGCTGACCGACGTGGTGACCTTCGTGGACTGCCCGATGCCCACGAAGAGCGAGATCAAGGCCGTCTTCGCCAAGATGATCGCCAAATACAAGGAGCACATTCCCGAAAAGATCGAGCCCGCCCACCTGGATTCGGCCGCGTGCAACGCCGTCGGCCTGTCGGAGTTCAAGGCCGAGAACGCGGTGTCTCTCTCCATCGTGGAAAGCCGCAGTCTCGACGTCGACCTCCTGCGGGCCGAGAAGCAGGCGGCGGTCAAGCAGTCCGGTGTCCTGGAGTACGTGCATCACACGGAGAGCATGGACTCGCTGGGCGGGTTCGACGTGCTCAAGGCGTTCGTGGGGAAGCGCAAGGGCTACTACGAGAACGTCGAGCGCGCCGAGGAGTTCGGCCTGCGGCCCCCGAAGGGGTTGATGCTCGTCGGCCTGGCCGGCACCGGCAAATCCCTCTCGGCCAAGGCGATCAGCGCCGCCCTCCAGCTGCCGCTGTTCAAATTCAACATCGGTGCCGTCTTCAAGGGCATCGTCGGCGCGTCCGAGGCGGCTGTGCGCGACGCGCTCAAGCTGGCAGAAACGGTTTCTCCCTGCGTGCTTCTGCTCGACGAGTTCGAAAAGGGGTTCTCCGGGCTGGAGTCGAGCGGCAAGACCGACTCCGGCGTGACGTCCCGCGTTATCCAGCAGCTTCTGACCTGGATGCAGGACACCAGGGCGCCGATCTACAAGGTGGCCACCTGCAACACGATTCGCAACCTGGACGCCGCGCTGTTCCGGCGCGGTCGCTGGGACGCCGTCTTCGCCGTCGACCTGCCCAACGTGCGGGAGCGGTCAGAGATCTTCTCCATCCACCTGCAGAAGCGCGGTCGTAACCCCGATGCGTTCGACCTCAAGGCGCTCGCCGCGGGCTCGACCGACTTCGTCGGCGCAGAGATCGAGTCGGTGGTCGACGAGGCCTTGTACAACGCGTTCAACGACGGTACGGACCTTCAGACGAGCCACCTGCTGGGCGTGTGCAAGACGGTGGTCCCCATCGCCAAGACCGACAAGGAGGACGTCGCGCAGTTCCGCCACTGGATGAGGGAGCGGGCCACGCCGGTGTCGTCGCCCGACGCCTCCGAAAGCCGCGGCGGCAAGGGGCGGGCCATTCGCGTGGCTGATGGCGCCGGTGTTCACTAAACGTCGCAAAATGGTTGATCTTCGCGTCACCTTTTGCTAGGTTTGAAATAGGGGATATCCACCCCAAAACACGCAAGTGGTGCAATCGATTGCACCAGGAGGGCAACATGGCAAAGGGCAAGGAAAAGGCAAAGGGCAAGGAAAAGGCCAAGGCGAAGGAAAAGGCCAAGGCGAAACAGTCTGCTACCGAGCAGGCCCCGGCCGTGTCCGACGAGCGGGTGCTCGACGGCGAGCTGCTCGGCCCCGAGTCGTCCGACAGGGCCACGCAGGTTCGCGAGATGATCGAGGGCGCGGTCAACAATATGACCGTCGCGTTCTACGATCTGGCCGTCGGCCTGTACGAGGCGTACGCGAAGAACTACGCGCAGATCTGGGGCTACCAGAACTTCGAGGCGTACGTGACCGCCCGCCTGGACATGAAGTACCGCCGGGCGGTCTATCTGGTGGACTGCGGCAAGGCGATCGTGGAGATCGGCATCGACCGCGAGAAGGTTCAGCACATCGGCTGGACGAAGTTCAAGGAGATCTCGGCCCTGATCCAGAAGAAGCCCGAGGAGGCCGACCGCTACCTCGCGCTGGCCGAGGGCTTTTCCGCCTCCCAGCTGAAGGAGGAGCTCCGCAAGGAGATCGAGATCAAGCAGGGGCGGGAGGCCACCGGCGGCGTCATGCGCATGTCGCTGAAGTTCGAGGGCGACGCCATGAACACCGTGGCCGACGCGATCCGCATCGCCAACGGCGAGCTGGGCAAGGAAGACGTCCACGCGTCCATCGGCCACATCTGCGCAGAATGGCTGATGGCCAAGAGCGCGGTCGGCGCGGCGTCGAGCCTCGACGACTGGCTGGCCTACCTCGAGCGGACCTACGGCGTCCGCCTCCAGCGTGTCACCAGCGAGGAGTCTCTGGAGTCGCTGCTGGAAGGCGGCGAGGCCAGCGAGGCCGAGGAAGCCAGCATCGAGTCCATGCTCGGCGGCGAGGAAGACAACGACGTGCGCAAGCTGCTCGGCGTGGACGTCTAGTCGATCTGAACCAGGGTGACCGCGGCGGGCACCGCGGTCACCTGACAGGCAGCTGTGAGGAAGTCATGAAGGATTTTTTAGAGGCGTTGTCCAGAGGACCGACGGACTGCTTCCAATACGCAATGCGCGAACTGGACGCTGGGAACGACAGGGGGCTGCACGCAGCGATGCGCAAGGCCGTCTGTCGTTATTTTTGGTGGATGGCCGGAGAGTTCTTCATCCTGGAGGGAGACCTTGGATGGGGACCAGGGCATCGTGAGTACGACGGCGACGCGCCGTTCCCGCCCAGAATCTGCGGGTACTGGCGTAACGTGGACGCCTTTCTACACGATCTTGGATGCCTTCGGCGATCGCGTGCAGTCGAGGCCTTGGCCGGCGCACGGTGGGACCGCGCGAACACTTCGGTTGAGGCCCGCACGCTCCGGTTCCTCTACGCACGGTTGCACACGGACGCGGAGGTACTCAACTACCTGTACGAGAGGCTGGCCCTTTCGAGGTCGGAGTATGAGGTAGGTGCCGCGCGCGTCTTCATGGGGCTGGTCAAGGATGACCCGGCGACGGCCCCGCTGGCGTGCGCGGGCCTCGCGCTGCTTTTGGCGAAGCAGCTGCGGCGCGTCAGCGTTCGCAAGGAAGTCGCGCTTGCCCGCCGGCAGGCGCGTGTGGCCACCCAGCCGAAGGAGTCGCTCTTCGCGCAGTGTGTTGCCTAGTACCCGCGCAGGAGCCCCGTTCTACTTGGACGGGGCTTTTTTCAGGTCGCGAATAACGAGTCGCTCTCGAGTTTTCGAGAGGAACCCCTTATCATCCCCTGCACGCAGGGCGAAATGCTTTAGGAGGCAATATGTCCGAGAAGAGTGACCCGCGAGTTCTTGAAGTCCGGATGGTGCCGATCACCGAGATCCACCCGAACCCTTGGAATCCCAACGTCATGAGCGACGAGTTCTTCAACATGTTGACGTCCGACGTCTCCGGTGAGGATGTTGGTTTTGCGCAGCCCATCCTGGTGGCCGCGCAGGACGACGGGACGTTCCGTATCATCGACGGAGAGAACCGGTACGAGGCCGCAAGGCTGTCTGGGTTCACGGAGATCCCGTGCATGATCGCGCAGGGGAAGCTGGCGACGGACGAGGGCCTGCAGAAGATCCAAACCGTGCGCATGAACAAGCTGCACGGGCAGATGGACAAGCGCAAGTTCGAGGATCTGGTGCGGGGGCTGGCCAAGGAGTATACGCTGGACCAGCTTGCGGACGCCCTGGTGTTCACTGACCCGACCAAGCTCGAGGCCATGCTGGACGAGACGCGGCGCAACTTGCCGCCTGAGATGCGCAAGGAGTTCGACAAGGCCAAGGAAGAGATCAAGACGGTGGACGATCTTTCGCAGGTGCTGAATCGGCTGTTCACGCGCTACGGCTCCACGCTGCCGTACCGCTTCATGGTCCTGGATTTCGGCGGGAAGAAGCATATGTGGATTCGCTTCCCCGACGACAAGGCGTACGGCGCGGTCCTGGAGAAGGCCCGGCTGTGCCAGACCAGCGGGGTGACGTTCAGCTCCGTGCTCCTCCAGGCGCTGGCACGCGTGGACGCGGAATGGATCGACGAGGCCCTGCCGCACCTGGAGGCCGCTGAGCTCGAAACGGGCACGGAGGACTCGACAAACGCGGCACTCTAGGTTGACGTAACCAGTTGGAATCAGTTAAAATACTCCTGTAGTGGAGAGATCCTACGCAAGGAGGGTTTATGACAGCGGAGGCGAGAGTGTACGGGGCGCGGTCAGCCATTCAGAAAGCCGTCAGGCGGGGCGACGTGTCGCTCGGCCTGGCGTGCTTTGATTTGCTGAACCGGGACAAGAAACAGCAGGAGTGGCTGCGATTCCGGCTCCCCATCCTGGTGGCCGAGGACTGCTGGACGATGGCCGGCGATTTCGCCAAGGCCAAGGCGGCGAGCAAGAACGACCCGCAGGCGCTGCGGCGGTTCATGGCGCGACTGCTCATCGCGAAAAAGAACCAGGACGCCAACTGGCTCTGGTCGATGGCCAAGGACGGCGCGTATCGCGTGGAGCACCCCGAGTGGCACCTCATCAACGAGATGATCACGCGTGCCGACGAGAACGGCGGGCCCAAGCGCGTGGCGCTTGACCAGCTTCTCGATCTCGCTGAGCGCGTGACTGGCGTGCGCGACCTGACGGAGTACGAGCGGGGGGCGGTACGCGTTCTGGACGAGAAGCGTCGTATCGGTGGGCTGGAGAGCGACCCGTACATGTGCCTGACGGCCATCGGGCTGATTCACGCGCGGCGTCTTCCGGAAGCGGGCGTGGCAGCCATGCTCGACGAGCAAAAGGCGGTGTACAAGCAGGTGTGCCTCGTGGAGGCCCCCAAATTTCCGGAGTGGTGCTGGGACATGCACACCAGGGCTGGAAAAATGGCCATGTCGGCGTTCATGAAGCAGGTGCGTCATCCAGTCATCGGCACGCGGGACCGACTGATCGAGGTCTGGTTCCATCTGGAGAGCGCCGCGATTGGCATGAACGTCGTGGCCGAGCGTCTGGACCCGGCTGACGCCGCGCGGCCGCGTTTCGATCAGGAAATCTGGTACGGGCCCGGCAAGACGAACATGGCAAGGATCTGCGGGGCCCCGCTCGACGAGATCACGGCCCTGTGGGAAAAAGAGTGGCGACCGAGGCTGTTCGAGCTGGTCCGGTGGGCCATGAAGAAGGAGGGTGTTGCGTGAACGTGTTGCTGCTCCCGCAGCTGTATTCCGCGAGCAATTTATTCGGCGTGAGCATGGTCAACTACCTGTACGACCTCGTGTCGGTCGTGAACGCCGTACGCGACGATGTACACTGGTGGTTCGGAGTCCCTGAGACGTCGGACGTTGTACGCTGGTCGGCAGAGGATTTTGCCGGGCTGGACCGTGTGACGGTGTTTCCTGTCTTGCCGAACGGCGGCGCGAACCGCTCCACGGTCAGGGATGGTTTTGCGGGAGTGGATTACCCGTTCTACAGTCGGGAGTGTCTGCGGCTCTTCGCGGACCTCCCGCGCTACCTACAGTTCGACGTGGTCCTGTCCAACTTCTACACAGCGCAGACGGTCCCGGCGCTGCAGGCGAGCTATCCGCCCGCGTACCACTACTTGCTGCCGAAAGTCGGGCAGCCCACGGTCATCAACCTGCTCACGGAGACTTGGCTGGACAAATCGCTGAGTCAGCTGTGTGCGCCGGCTGGTCGGCAGGCCGTGGTATTCAGTGCCGCGGCCAGCGACATCAACCTGGTGTTGACCCGCGCTGATGCTGACGAGCTCGTCCTGGAGGCTCGCAAACTCCTCGCACCCGCGCTCGCGCGGTCGCTACGCCCGCTCGTACAGAGGCCGGTGCTGGACAGCGCGAAGGTGCCGGTGTTCGAGAGGCCGGTGGGCAGGCGGACCTTCTTTCACGGCGGGACGCTGGAAGCCAAGCGCCACGTGCGCGAGCTCGTGGAGCATGTCGGGAGACTCGCAGCAGTGTGCGACGTGCGCCTGCTGAACACGACGCAGCTGCAGACTGCCCCTGCGTGGACAGAGGGCAGGCTCTCGTACCTCGAGATGCGCACCGGGTGCAATCGATTGCACTACCTGGAGGCGTTGGCCGACGGCGATTTTTGCTTGTGCATGGTGGATTACGAGGGCACTGGGCTGGGCTACACGGAAGCCATTCTGTCCGGTATGACGCCGGTGTGGCTGAGGCGTCCGTGGAACGTCGGGAGGCTTCCTGACGACTACCCGTTCTTCTGCCGTGGGAAGGCCGAGATGCACCAGGCGATGCACTTCTGCGCGACGTCCCCTGAGCGCGCCAAGGAGCTCGGGAAGCAGGCCGTGGAGTACGTGCGCAAGCTCTATGACAAGGAATCGCAGGGGCTCGAATGGTCGGACCTGCTCGACCAGGCTGCCGAGATCCGCGCGGGCAAGACGCGGGCCTTGGCGAGTGGCCACTTCATGACCGCGCTTGTGCGAGGAGGGCTGGCGACGCTTCCAGAACGGTTCACGACCAGAGAGCTGCTGGCCGCCGTAGCCGCACAGTCCGAGAAATTGACAGTGCAGAAGCTGGCGGCACAGGGTGCGCAGGTGCGCGCGTTGGCCATGTCGTTTGGAGCGTGCCCGCTCACTGGCGACCTTGCCGATGACGGGCTGTGGGTGCGCCAGGGAGGGCAGGCTGATGGATAGCCGAGCATTTTTTGCCGAGCGCGTGCGGCGCTGCGAGGGGGAAGACGTCTTCCACTATTGCGACGAGTGGATGGACCGGTACGCCTGGGAGCTGCGAACGACACTGTTCGACAAGCATGTGGGTGTCCGTGGCTTAGACGTTGCGGACTTCGGGTGCGGCAGTGGCCGCTGGCTCGAGCGCTGCCTGGCCGCCGGCGCGCGCAGTGTCGTTGGTGTCGAGCAGGGAGCTGAGATTGCTGCTGTGGCCCGCCGCAGGCTGCCGACAGTTCCTATTTTCGACTGCGGCGCTGACCATCACGCACTCCCTGCCTTCTTAGGGGAGGCCTCCTGTGACCTGGTCCTGATGATCACGTCGTTCATGTACTGCAACACCGGGCGGTTGCGCATGCTCCGCAACGCCGGGGACGTCTTGCGGAATGGTGGGCGTCTGGTCATGATCGACTGGTTGTCTGATCATGTTCCGTTGTACCAGCAGGGGCACCCGCACAAGGATATATGGACGCTGCCGACTGTCCTGGAGGAAGTGGCTGTGGCCGGGTTTCACGTCGTGGCCTCGCACCCCCTGTCGTGGGTGGACACCAGCGTCTTTCACTACCTCGGTAAGAACTGGCTAGCGTATCAGCTGACCTGCGCGCTCGAGCGGCTGACGCCGTGGGTGCCACAGTCGTTGGTGAAGTACAGGCTGCTGATCCTCGAGGTCAATCGGAGGGAGTCATGAGATTTTTGGTTGTCCCAAGTTATGAATTCTCGGCCAATGTTCTCGCTGACTCGTCGTTCACCCTGACGCGCCGGATTCTCGATGCGCTGCCCGACGGCACGCATTCGCTGTTTGTCGTCCCGAAGCTGGGAGACAAGGGACACAGACGATACGAGGCGCATGGAGAGCTGCCGACGTCTCCCAGGTATTCGTTGATCCCAATCCCCATGTTCTCTGGAAAGGTTGCCTGCGAGCTTGGTCTGCCCGACGCGCTGCTGGACATGTTCAACCCGGTAGCGGGCCGACGGGTAGACTATGACGCTATATTCACGACCAACGCGTCACTGGCTGGCAGGTTGGCACAGATGGGAAGCATGCCGCGTGGTGCGGTAACACGCCCGCCGGTGGTTTACTACGACTACGGGACGCCGTTCATCGGGACTGACTGCGATCTGGCTTATCTCAAGAGCGGTCCGGTTGATCGGGTGCTGCCTTTTTACGAAGGCCTCGCCGCGTCCGACCTGTGCGTGTTTTTCAATGACTGGACACGCATGAAGGCCCAGTCACAGTTCCGAAAGATTTTTTCCTCTGCGCTGTGCCGCGATTTCGACAGAAAAGCCAAGGTAATCCCGCTGATGTTTGCGGACGGGAAACTGCAGACCGCGATTGCTGACGTGACTCGAAGAAAGGAACTGACGGTGTATTGGGGAGGACGGCTCACCGGAACCAAGAATGTCACGCTGGCGGCTGAGGTGGTCGATTACATGTACTCGTTCGGGCATAAGGTCGAGATGGTGATCACCACGGCTGGCACGTGGGTCGACAAAGGCAAGCTACGAGTTGGCGAGTGCGCGAAGTTTCCCTCGCAGATAGAACTGCACAAGGGACTGCCGCAGGAGGACGCGTGGCGAATCATGGCCTCGTGCCATATCTCGGTGTTCCCGCAGTCGCTGCGTTTCGGGCCCGCGGCCCCCATGGAACAGCTGAGTGCGGGGCTGATCGTGCTTATCAACAAGAAGGATTCGACGTCGGTCCTTCCCAAGGACTACCCGTGGTATTGGGATGGGGAGGCCGAGTTGCACGCGCTCCTGCGCCACGTCGTGCGCAACTACGAGGAGGAGCGCCAAAAGCTCCCGAAGTGGCAGTTGTATGCCCGGAGTCTGGCGTTAGACGCGAACATCGGGCGGTTGCACGATGAGGTGTCTGCGCTGGTGGCGAGGAATGACGCCGTTACGCGCCGTGTCAAGAATCAGCTGTTCGCCGGGCGCGCAGCTGAGGCCGTAGCTGGGCAGTCTTGGCTGCAGTACAGTGACGACCTCCTGGCCAACCACGTCATTTTCAAAATGCTCAAGCACATGTTGTATCCAAACATCAAAACTCCTGCGATGTGGCCCGTGTATCAGCATCTGCGCGTTGCCGGGCGCATCGACGACACGCTGCCGGTGCCGGTCATCAAGTAGCGACGTTGACGCCCGCGCGTCGTTGTTTCTTCTCATGGTGGAGAGGAGGCCGTATGCCCGGAACCACCGAGATCCGGCCTTCGTGCAACACGTCGACTGTCGTTGACGGGCGCGGGGGCATTTTCACCTACCTGCTGCCGCTCCCAGTCGTTGAGGCGAACATGGTTTTCCTCAAGGCCGGGAAGCTGCGTGGGGAGCATTTTCATAAGGAATTCCACGAGTTCTTTTTGGTAGTCGCTGGAAAGGGCCTGTACGAGACCTGGGACGACGCTGGGCGCAAGACGCAGCGGCTGCTCACCGGTGGGGAGCTGCTGCACGTCAGGCCCGGCACGCCGCATGTGCTGCACGCGATCGAAGACATGACGTGCGTAGCGATGCTGACCAAGCGCTGGGACGATTGCGCCGAGCCTATTACGGCGTTTGCCGCCGAGGAGCTGTGATGCTGCTGGCCTACCCAGAAGGAAGATCCTCTGTTTTCCGCCGCCGTTTCGCCCCCGCTGTCGCCAAGGTTTATGACATGGGGCTGACGGACGCGCCCGACCGCGCAGACCTGGTGTACATCTCCACGCCGCCGCGCACCCATTTCGCACTCGCGCGTAAGCATCTGGAGGCCGGTAGGCATGTGATCGTCGAGAAACCGGCTGTGTTTTCGCGCAATGAGGCTGAGCTGCTGATCGAACTGGCCGCACGCAAGGAGCTGGTGCTGGTCGAGAGTTTCCAGTTTCTGCACCATGCGCAGTGGCGGCTCGTCCCGTCCGGGCAGGCAAGCAGAGCCAGGTTTCTCGCACCGGTGCCGCTCGCCGGGTGGCGTGAGAACCCCCTGGAAGCCGGGGCGCTCGGCGATTTCGGCGTGTATCCGCTGCGGGCCTTTTTGGACAGGCAGGCGGGCATGGTGGAGACCGTGGAGGTCGACTGCTGCGTCCTCGTTGGCGGCGTGCCTACGCACGTGTCCGGCGTTGCTCGCTGCGGTGCCGCGGAGTGTGCGTTCACGGTGGGGTATTCGGAGCGCTTCGAGTCGACGTTCGGGATAGACGGGGTGGTCCTGCACAAGGCGTTCAACCCGCAGGCCGACGAAGAAGTTTTCGTCCTTGGGAGTTCGGTGCAATCGATTGCATCGGACGGCTGGGTTCTGATGCTGAATCACGTGCTGGACATGTGCGCGTGTGCGGCGCTTCGCGTGCGGGCCCGGCACGACCTGTTGCGGCAGGCGGATGCGTTTGAGAAGCTGCGCAGGGCAGTCGAGGAGGCCGCGAAATGAGAGTGCCGTTGTTCAGGTTGCAGATCGGGGCAAGAACGGAGAAGCTGCTGTTCGACGCCTTCCATTCAGGGAAATGGAGCAACACGGCGATAGAGCACGCTCCCCAGCTCGAGGCGTGGTGGGCCGCGCAGTGCCAGGCGCCATTCGCGCTTTCGACGAACTCTGGGACCGCGGCCGTGCGCGCCGCGCTGTTCGGAGTAGCTGGGCGTCGTGGCGGCATGGCGCTGACCACGACCTACTCATGCAGCGCGAACCTCACGCCGCTGCTGGAGATGGGGCTGGTGCCAGCCTGGTGCGACGTTGACCTGCAGTCGTTCGGAATGACCGGCGGGGCTGTGTTCGAGCGGCTGTCCGAGGGGCCGACGCCGGTGTGCTGCGTCCTCGTGCACATGTATGGGCAGCTGGCCAGGGATACCGAAGACATCGTCGGGCTGTGCCGCGAGAAGGGCGTGGTCGTGATCCACGACCTGTCCGAGTGCGTCGGCATGGATGTGGCCAGTTTGGACGGTGACGTGTTCATTGCGTCTGTCCGTACGGAGAAGATGCTTGGGGCCGGCGAGGGAGGCCTCGTCGCCTTCCGGAATTTCGACCATTACCGGGCCGCGAAGACGTTCGTGTGGCGGGGCAAGCCGTCCACGCTGAACTACTGGGTGACGTCCTACGGGGACAACGTCGCCATGACGAACCTGACGGCAGCAATAGCCCTGGGGCAGATTGACGTGCTGGAAGCCCAGGTCGAAGGCAAGCGACGCGTGGCCGAGATGTACCGCAGCAGCCGACTGGCGCAGTTCGGCGACTTTCAGAAGGTGGGGGCCGAAGACGTGGCCTGGCTGAACGCGCTGCTGCTGCAGTCAGAAATTGGGCTCACGCCGCAGGATCTCGCCAAGGCCCTCGCTGCGAAGGGGGTGGAGACCCGGCCCGCGTTCACGCCGCTGCCGACCGTGCACAGGCTGCAGACTGGCAGCACCCGGTCGGCTGCGTGCGCCGCAGCCAGAGAGATTTTTGAGCGCTGTCTGATTTTGCCGTCACCGGCGGACCTGACGGCCGAGGAGCTCGAATACGTTGTGGGGTCAATAGAGGAGGTCATGGGACGATGAAGAGGGTTCTGATCACTGGAGTCAAGGGAATGGCCGGGTCGCACCTGGCCGACTTTCTGGTGGGTGCGAAGCACCGCGAGTGCTTCACCGGAGAGGAGTGTCACTACAAGGTGTTCGGCAACGATCTACCTGACCGGCCGTGGGATGACAACATCGCCGGGAACAAAGAGCTTGTCTACCAGGACGTGGACATCCGAGACAGGGAAGCCGTGCACGCGCTCATGCAGGAGGTGGCCCCGGACTGGGTCTTCCACCTGGCCGCGGAAGCCTTCGTGCCGGACAGCTGGGAGCGACCCCAGGACGTGCTGGAGACCAACGTGGTGGGCACGGCGAACGTCCTCGAAGCTGCCCGTCTCCTGCCGAAGAAGCCGATCGTCCAGATCGCGTGCACGAGCGAGGAGTACGGGCTCGTGTACCCGGAGGAGACGCCGGTGAATCCGAAGACGCAGCCGTTCCGGCCGATGTCGCCGTACGGGGTGTCCAAGGTGTCCTCTGAACTGCTCGGCGCCCAGTACACGCGCAGTTACGGGCTGGCCACAGTGCTGACCCGGACGTTCAACCACACAGGGCCCAGGCAGAATGACCAGTACGTCACGTCCTCGTTCTGCAAGCAGGCGTTGCTGGTGGCGGCCGGGCGGCAGGAGGCGGTCCTCCACGGTGATCTGTCCTCTGTGCGCGACTTCACCGACGTGCGGGACATCTGCCGCGCCTACGTCGAGGCCGTACGCTGGGTGGAGAAGACTGGCGTGGGCGGGCGCGTCTTCCAGATCGGCGGCGCGGACATCCTGTCCGCCGGAACGCTGCTGAAGGCCGTGTGCAAGAAGACCGGCCTGCTGTTCGGGGTGCACACGAAGCCGGTCCGCGAGCGTATGCGCCCAAGCGACGTCCCGTTGCTGAGCTGCGACAGCTCTGAGTTCTCCGAGATGACCGGGTGGCAGCCGCTCATCGGTTACAACGAGACGATCGACGACGTCCTGTCCTACTGGCGGGAGAGGTTGGGGCTGTCATGATCTTCGCGAGCGACGATTCCGAGAGTTACTGGTGCCCCATGGTTAGGTGCGGCCCTGGCCATTCCAGCAACCGGGAGGTTGGGGAGAAGGCCCCGAGGTACGCGGCCTGTGTCGGGAGCAGCTGCGCGTGTTGGCGGTGGATGCCCTCGAGCAACCTGGTGGGCTTCTGCGGGCTGGCGGGCATTCCCATGAACGAAGACGCTGAGAAGGAGAGATAGGTCATGAAGCTGAAATTCCACGGCGAGGAGCTGATCGCCGAGATGCGCAAGATGCTGGTTAATGGTCGGGTGGAGCCCCGGCTCATGGCCGAGCAGTATCTGTTCCAGCTGCCCGACAAGGTGTTGGCCGACGTGTTCATCATGGAGCACGTGAAGAAGGCGGCGCGGTCGAAGATCCTGCAGGAAGTCGTCCTGCCGGCAGCCCGGCTGGTCAGCCCATGGTTGGCTGGCGCTGACCCCGTGAGGGTGGCCCAGGTTCTCGAGGCCTTCCTGGATGCGACGGCTGAGCTGATCGAGTTCGACAAGCCCGAGGATGACGAAGTCGTTCCTGAGAAGCCTGCGTCTCGTGGGCTTCAGGATCTGGATCTCGGGGCGGCGTACCGGGATCTGTACGACCGCCGCAGCCGTCTGGTGACCAAGCTGGAGGACGACAACAAGAACGCTCCGCTGATCGTCTACTTCGACAAGATGGACAAGGCGCTGGCCGGCGTCCAGTCCACGCTGGATTCGATCACGAAGTACCGGCAGGCGTGCGGAGAGCTCGGCGCCAGCAAGGTGGATGTCACCCACCGCTTCGAGTCCGCGACGCAGGCCCTGCTGGGCGAGGATGACGACTCCAGGTCTGCCATGCATGACGTGGCGATGGAGTTCGTCGAGTTTCTGGAGAAGCTGGACGGTCACAGGAAGTAACCGGAGGTGGGTGCCGTGCGCGATGGAGTCCTGGCCGGAATTGTGGACGTTTGCAAAGGCCTCCTGGTGGTCGGGCTGGTGTCTGGCGTCTTCATCACCGCTGCCGCCGCCGCGCTGGTTTGGGTGTGCTTGTGGATGTCCCAGTAGCCGAAGGAATCGGGTGGGGTGCAGCATGAGAATCTATCTGGCGTGTCCGTATAGTGACCCCGAGGAGGCAGTCCGGGGGAGGCGTTTCGTGCAGGTGTCGATGTGTGCTGCTCAGCTGATGCAGGAGGGGCACAACGTCTTCTCGCCGATCACGCACTCGCATTTCATCGCCCAGCTGGGAGACCTCCCGCAGAAGTGGGATTTCTGGCGGCAGATCGACTTCGAGTACATCGAGCGGTTTGCCGAGGAAGTCTGGGTGCTGATGCTCCCCGGCTGGGAGAAGAGCGTGGGTGTTCGAGCCGAGACGTCTTACGCAGAAGAGCTGGGGATCCCCGTGAAGTTCCTGGACCCAGAGGCCTTCACGCTGGAATGGCCCGAGCCTGAAGACGACGTTTACTAGGTAGAGGTCTCATGCGTTCAGCCGCAAAAAAGTGGGGGGAGTCCGCGTGCTCCCCCGCCCTTTCTCCAAGCCGAAAGAGCGGCGAAGAGGCAGAGAGAACGATCCCTCTGAACGCTGCCATAGAGAAGGCGTTGGAGCTTTTGAGCAGGGCAGGGTTTTCTGAAAAATCAAAGGTTGCCCGCGCTTATGTCGAGCTCCTGAAACTGACCGTGGGCAAGTCCGGGGCCCCCTCAGATAAAGTACCGATATCGTTGATAAAGCATAGTTTCCAGAATTTGGCAGGCATGTTGATCTCTGGAGACTGGCGGATGCTCTTCCAGCCGAGAGGTCGGAAGGACATGAAGATCGTCGACGTGGAGGAGTTCGCACGCTCGGCGCAGTACCTGGGGCTGGGTGGTGCTGTCTGGCCAGGAGTCATGGACGACCTGTGGCAGATCTTCCACGGAGAGCATTCGGACGAGATCATCGAAGTGGTCCTGGGCGGCGGTATCGGTTGCGGCAAGACGCACTCGGCCCAGATAGGGCTGGCGTACCAGACGTACCTGCTGTCGACGTACCACTGTCCGCAGTTGGAGTTCGGGCTGGCTCCCGGAACGCCGATCGATCTGGTGATCCAGTCCGTCGACCTGAGCAAGGCACGCAAGGTGGGCTTCGAGGCGTTGCGCACGTGGATGACGAAGAGCCCGTACTTCGCGAAGAACTTCCCCCCGGTGGAGGGGCTGGTGAACGTCCTCCGGATGCCCAACTCGATCACGATCTTGCCGGTGTCGTCCTCGGATACGGCGGCGCTCGGCATGAACGTGTGGGGTGGGTTGGTCGACGAAATCTCGTTCATGCAGCGTACGGCCAATTCGTCCCGCGCCAGGTTCACCGGGGAAGCGGAGTACGACCAGGCCGTCAAGATCTACACAACGATCATCCGGCGCATGCAGTCCCGTTTCAACAAGTGCGGCCGGGTGCCTGGGAAGCTCTTCCTGGCGGCGTCGGCGAACTACCCTGGTGACTTCGTAGACCGCAAGGTGAAAGAGGCGGCGTCGGACATTGCAGCCGGCCGGCGGTACACGACGTTCGTGACCATCCGAAGGGAGTGGGAGGTCAAGCCCCGCGGCGCGTTTTCGGAAGAGATGTTCCTGGTGGAGGTCGGTGACGAGGTCCGGCAGTCGCGCATCATCCAGAGCATGGAGGACGCGGTCGACCCAGACGCGGTGATTCCGGTCCCTGTGGATTTCCAGGACTCTTTCGAGAAGGATCTGGAAGCGGCCATCCGGGACATCTGCGGCGTGGCCGTGGCTGGCACCAACACGTTCATCAAGCAGCGTGAGAAGTTGGCTGCCTGCTTCCAGAAGCACGTCGAGTATTACGACGGGCGTCAGCTCTTCGCCCCCGATTCCGTGGAGCTGTCCAAATACGATGGCCGCGTCGGCGACCTGCTGAACGAAGAGTTCCTGGAAGAGCTCCGGCAGTCCGGGCATCAATTCGTGGCGCACGTGGACTTGGCCCTGCGCCGAGACTCCTGCGGCATCGCCGTGTCACACGTGCCGGGATACCAGTTCGTCGGGAAGACGACCAACTGGGACCAGACGGAGAAGCGGTACGTGGAGGTTGCGGCCGGGGAGCAGCCGGTGTTCGTTGTAGACGGCGTGCTCGAAGTCGTCCCGCCCCTGGTCGACGAGATCGACCTGACCTTGGTGGGCGACCTGCTGACCGCGCTCGCGACCAGGCTCAATCTGGTGGGTGTGACCGCGGACTCGTTCGAGAGCACGGCCCTGCTGCAGCGGATGCGCAAGACCGTGAATGCTTTCGGGAAGAAGATCAAGGCGGCGGTGGTGTCCGTAGACGCCGAGCTGACCGGATACGCGACCGTGAGACAGGCCATTCGGGATGACCGGCTGTTGATGCCCAGGATCGAGAAGCTGCACCGCGAGTTGCGCGAACTGCAGATCGACCCGAAGAAGGCGAAGGTGGACCACCCGCCGACCGGCTCGAAGGACCTGGCCGACGCGGTGGCCGGGACGCTCCACGTGCTCGGAAACCTCCATCGCTCGCGTGGGAAGCTGCAAGCGGCGACGACTGCCACTGACGAGACCACCGGGCGTGTCTCGGTGATCCGACAGGAGTCGTCTAGCAGGCGTCGCTCCAGAAGGCGTCTGCTTTAGCGCTGACGACGTTTCTGTCGCCCGCCCCTCCCCTTCCCCAAGGGGCGGGTGAAAACGCAGCTGGGGCCATTCTGGAGCGCGTGGCGCCTATTTCCTTCTGGCTGACTGCCGAGGCTCCCACGCGTGGGTATTTGAGCGCCTACGCGTTTTGAGCCACCCTCCTTATCATCTATAAGAGACCAGACGTTAGAGCGAAACGCCTTCGCAACCAAGGACTTATCGCCATTTTTGTGTGGTCTGGCTGACTGCGTGCGTTCAAAAAATCTCGATTTTGTGAGCTTTTATTGTTGACGCACACGCGCCTTTTGGTACTCTCAACTCATGGAAATAGTTCAACAAAATGGGGAGAACCAGATGGACCTTACCACCGCTTCCCGGATCATAGGCCTGCCCCACCCGTTCCTGGTGGATGACGCCCGGAGAGCCCGGCTGAACCTGTACGCACAGAACATGCTGGACCGCCCGGCCAGGCGCACCCTCCGCGAGTTGGTGGCGCTGGACCTCTACATTTCCGCAACTTCCTAGAGGAGGCTGAGAGAGTGGCCGACAACCTGACAGAGATCGCTGACCAGCTGGAAGAGCTCTCCGCGGACGCGTACAACATCCTGAACCAGATGAGGGATTTGTTGAGGGGCGTTCCGGCTGACATCCGGCGCAGGGCCAAGGCGTACTGGCTGGCGCACATCGACTGCGCCCTGGAGAACAGGGACGGGTGCCTGGGGAAGTCGATGACCACCCTGGCTGACACGGTGGCCGAGCTCCGGGAGCTGCTGAAGGAGAGGGTGAATGATCACCGCACGCGAGGCTGACAGCTTTCTGCAGAGTGCCGCCTATGACATGGCGGATGGCGACGAGCGAGAGGCCGACCGCCTGTACAACGACATCGAGGTTATGGGCGACCTCCTCGCAACCAGAGTAGGGAGCGGCCGTGTCGCCGACGAGACCCTGCTGGTCCTGATGGAGAGTCGGGTCAGCCCAGTGGCCGAGGCGGCCGCGTACATTCTTGAACGCAGAACCGGGTAGTCGGTGCAATCGATTGCACCAGATAGGAGGAAGGCGTGAGTCAGGTGAGAAGGGTCCGCAGGTATGAGTATGACTGCCAGGGGTTCGAGACCGGGCTGGCCGGCCTGCGGGAAGAGCGCCACGGGTGGTTGATGCGGACCGACGAGGTCGAGGAGTTGCTCCTGGCCGTAGTTAACGGAGAGATGTCCGCGGCAGACGCCCTGCTGGCGGTGCGGGACACGAGGAGGGCCGTGCGATGAAGATCGATCTGAAGGACGTCAGCCTGCCGTGGCAGGTGAAGGGTTCGAACTACGCCTTTGTCCGCCTGGGTCCGCTTGGTAAACTGGTGGTGAAGGAATGCATCCGTATCCGTGGTGAGGAGCCCGTGTTCCAGATGTGGGTGTTCGGCGAGGAGCTGAAGATCAAGGCGAGCAGCGGGTTCAAGGTCGCGTCTCTGGGAGACGGGATGCGCGTGGCCGAGGCGTCTGCGCGTGCGGGGATCAAGGAGGCCTACCGGATCGTGATGGAAGAGTTCCCCGAACCGCTGGACTGACCGATGGTTGAAAAATGGATTCGCCCTGGGCCGACCCTGGCTGGTTGTGAGACCGTCAGGGTGACCGACGACGTGCCGCCCGCTTGGCTCATTTGCAAGCGGGCGCTTCTGCCGAGCCGTGAGATGCTGCTGAGCTGGGGCGCGCTCATGATCTGCACCGAGGGGTACAGGTGTCCGAAGAGTGGTTACTGGGTCCCCGAGGGCAGCTTCAGGATGTTCGACGGCCGCGAGATCGGCCTGGTGACAGAGATGACCGTCGAACAGAGCGGGTTTCCGATCGTGCTCCTCTCCACCACGGTCCGGCGGGTCTTTCTGCGCGTGTCGTGGATCTGCGTGGTGGTCGACTGGACCGGCTACGGTTTCTGCTTCCCGAGGAGGTTGCGGCTGTGACGTACGTGCTCAACGGGAACCGCGTCCGGTTTTTGCAGGAGTCCGAATACAGTGATTCACTGGTAGGGCAGGTGGTTCACCTGCCGCCCATGGAGTTGCTGCGGGATACAGACCGGCTGCGTGTTGGGCGGGCTGGTCGTGTCTGGCCTGTCCGGTTACCGGGATTCTTGTTGTTGAGCGCATGTTCGTTTTCTTTGACGGTCGCGGAACGGTAGTGACAGCCACCCGTAGTGCTGGCGACGAGGTGCGAGCCGTGCGCCTTGAAGGCTGCGATCCGTGGTGGTTCTCCTGCAGGTGGTTGATGTTGAGAGCCTTGGCGATTCGAGTACAACCGCTAGACGTTGTGCCGGAGGGCCCGGTGGTGGCACCGGCGATTGAAATCGTGACTGAACCGGTCAGGAGGTTGCGTCTGTGATTCGGACGGCCGCGTGCAAGCCCTCGGTGCAGTTTGTCACCAGAGAGTGGAAGGGCGTCGTCTACCACATGCTGGGGCCCAGAGGCACGGATGACAGGCGTTATATCAAGCTGCGCTGCTGGGTGCTGCCCCCGGTCGAGGCTCTGCTGTCCTGGGGGCTGGTGGTTAAGGCTGATGCGCCGCAGGCCGCCCTGACAGACTACGCTGTCGCTGAATCGCAGAGATGCTTGATCGTGCGAAACATGCTGCCGCTGTTTGACGGGAAGACACCGCGTGCGCTGCGAACAGTCGCGTCCTGGTCGTGCACGCTGCGCGGGAACGGGCTGGAGTCGCTGGTGGTCGAGTTGGCCTGGCTAGCCCGCGCGGCGCTCAGGCAACCGGTGCAGGCCTGCCGACGCTTACGCGTCTAATTATTTCTGATTTTAGAGACTTTTCGTGTTGTCGCCTGCGCGCCTTCTGCTATTATCAAGGCATGGAAATAGTTCAACAAAAGGAGCAGGCAATGACCGCCAACGTATGGGATTCCGTGGAAGAGTTCTTCGACGATCGTGGGTTCGACTTCGACTCCATTGAGGACGCCCGCGACCTGTTCGGGGATGCGGCTGTGCGTGCCTACCTGGAGGCCTAGATGAGCGTCCGGGAAGGGAGAGTCCGGGTGGCGGTCGTTTCCGCCAGCAAGCTCGGCTCGGCGTGCTGGAGCGCGCTCCGGGCAGTCGGTGGGTGCCACCAATGCGACAGAGTCAGGGGCTGCGCCCTTCCGGAGGCCGTCCGTGGCCGGCTGCTGTTGGCAGAGCGTGCCTTCGACAGGCATCTGGAAGAGAGCGAACGCAAGCGTGTTCGACTGGCCGCTGAGTTGGCGTCTGCCAAAGAGGCCGTGGGAGGGCTGAGCGATGACCGTGGACAGATTTGACGAGTTCGAGCTGTGGGCGAAGTCGGCGGTTCCGACCCGCTGGCTGACCCTGGGAGCGCCGGACGCCAAGGAGATCGTGGCCGCGGTCGAGAAACGACTGGCCGAGAAAAGCGATGAGATAAGGGCCCTGAAGCTGGCGCATGACCGACAGTCGGCGGCAGACCGAAAGCGCCTCGAAAGGATGGACGCGCGCCTTTGCGAGATGATCGACTGCGCGAGCTGGTCGAGTCGTTTGAGACGCTTGAGCACCTCGAATCCCAGACCGGGCAGGCGCGCGTTCGAGTGTCGTTTGACCTCGACTGCTACATGAGGCTCGGCGACGTGCTCGTGCGGATGTCGTCCGATGGAGGTGCTGAAGATGATCGTTGACATTCACGATGTGTGTCCGTCCATGCGTTCCCTGGCCGAGACTGCCAGACGCGCGTACCTGGCTGGGTGCTCACGGATCGCGGCGGCGCTCCTGAAAGCTGGACACGCTCGCTACGGTGCCGTGTTCGCGGCGGCGTACTGGAACGCCAAGCGGCAGCTGGGGTAGCCCGTGCAATCGATTGCACCGGAAGGTTGGCCGTCTAGGTGGGTTGAGTGTGAAGACGCCAGATGGCTCATGCCTGACTGCGACCCGCGCGACGTTGGGCAGCTTACGCGACTGGCAGACTTCCTCGAAACGCGCCGAGCGCTTTGGCTCCCGCCACTCGACTTGTTGCTCAAGACCAGAGGGCTGGTCCGGCGCGGCGAAACGGCATACTTTGCGCGCGCGCTTGGTGACGACTCCCTGGTCGACTCCATGCTTCCGTGGCTGTCTAGCAGGGAGGGCGTGTACATTGAGGAACGCATCCCGCGCCCCAAGGGGCCCGCTTTCGTGCTGCACGGGGACCAGGGTGAGTTTTTCTGGTATCCGGAGTGGTTCGCGCTCGCCCGCGAAGACCTGCGGATGCGGGCTGACGTGGACAGGTTGCGCGCGGTCAGAAAGTTGAGACTCTGACCCGCTACTGGAGGACGAATGATTCGACAGACGTACGTGGTCACGTTCGGTTTTGGGCAAATCCTGTCCGGATGCTATACCAAGGTGGTGGCATCCTCCAGGGACAAGGCCCAGGAGAGGGTCATTGACGAGTATGGCAGACTGTGGTCGATGCTGTATGATTCCGAAGAGGCTGCTGGATGCGCGGAATACAACCTGAAGTTCGTGCCGTTCGGCACGCCCAATGGGAGGAGATGACATGCGAGAGGGGCAGATGCTGCATGTGGACGCGGAGATACGCACGCAGGGCCCGTGCTTTATGGAGGTCGCAGGCCGGATCACCAAGGTTGAGACCGTGATGGATCTGGTCGACGTCGTGCTGGCCTCGCGTGTCGGCGACGCGACGTGGAGGAAGCCGTTTGAAATGCGCGCTGAGGTTATGCGCGACCTTCTCGGGGTCCTGGAGGGGGGAGCGGCCGGGCGCCCGGAGACGTGGTTCCTCTCTGCCAGGGACTGCTACGAGGCGCAGCAGGAGCGCATGTGGCACCTGGCCAGGGCGTTCAGCAACCGCGGCTTTTCCGTGACCTGGCACGACGGGGAGGTTTTCTGGGCCAGTGTCCCGAAGTGGAAGGGCTGGATGTGGTTCCCGTCGTGCGGTCCGAAGGAGGCGACGGCTACCGTGTATGACATCGAGCAGGCGGCGCAGGCCGGAAGGAAGGGCATCCGGCAGCTGCTCCTGAACCTCAAGCGGGCCGTCGGCGAGGGGCCCGAGTTCGAGAAGGGGCTGCGCGCTACCGCGCGGGTGGTGGAATCCGTCCGCCGTGCGCTCGCGGACGCGGCACAGCCCATCGGGGGATAGTCATGCGTGTGCCGCGCGAACCGACGCCGACCCCGTGCCTGCGTGCGGTGCGCTGGGGTGAGGCAACCTACATGATGTTGGCGGGCCCGAACGTCATGCAAGTCATCGTCCGCAAATGGCCGGTCCTCCTCGCGCCTGTCGAACTGCTCGTACACCTTGAGGTGGTGAAGCCGTACGGAGCGCTTGGATGGCGTTCGCGCCTCCAGACGGGAGGGCCGGGCTGCCTGCTCACGACATTCATGATCGCCGAGATGGCCTGCATCGTGCAGCGTCTCGAGTTGTTTGACGGTGAGGTAGGACATCTGCACACGCGGGGCGTGCTCGTGTACGGTCGCGCGCCGTCCGGCAGACTAAGCCTCTCTTGCGATTCCGACTGGTTCTATCTGGCCCCAGGGTGCTACTCTAACGAGCCGTTGCGCGTGACGGAGTCGACCAGGCGGCTGCGCGTGTAACTGGAGGTGGCGTTCATGGAATGGGTTGCACTGCACAGGACGATGGTTGAGTTTGGGCTCCCCCTGGCGCTCTGCATAGCGGGATGGTGGTTCTTGTGGCCCCACCGAAGGAATCGCCTGGAGAGGCCAGAACCCGAGACGCTTGAGCAATGCAGGGCGCAGTTGGAGCGTATCGCGGCGGCGCCTGGCGATACTGAAGAAGACTGGGTGCTCTTCGTGGCGAAGGGCGGGACGCTGCATGCCCACGGAAAGGCTAACGCGCGGGTGCGTGCGATATTTCTGTGCGAGCTGCTGAGTGTCTGCGACCCGGCGGTCTGCGCGCTTGTGTTCTCCGAGCACGCGGGGCGGCAGATCCAGGCCCGGCAATTCGAGGAGTTGATGACCGGGGCACCTGCCGAGGCGTCCCCGGATAAACCGACGGCTGCCCGGAAGGCGTGTCCGCAAGACAGACTGCTGCGGCTGTAATTTGCTGGAACGGCGCCTGATGTTATTGTCAGACATGGAGGACGTGTAATGCCGTTTGATCTTCCACCGTTCGATGGGCTGCTAACGGGACGCTGGAGTAGCGGCCCAACGCGGTTCCAGTGGATGCCTCGCAGCCTCGACGCGGTTGACTACGAACCCTTTGTGATGGACGCAGTGCGCCCTCGCGCTAAATGGGATCGTGCAGCCGTTGCCAGAGAGCTGCACGACATCAAAGAGCGCCTGCAGATGCTCGCCGAGCACGCCAGTCTGACGTCCCAGGATGGAGTGTCGTGGCAGTTCATCTACGGAGACGAGAACGACGCACAGATAATCGGCTTTGGCCATACCACGGCACGGGTGGCGCTCCTGCGCAGAGCGTGTCGTGTGCATCGTGGATTCCGCAGACTCTTACGCCGTGTCCTGCGCTTGGATAGCGCCGAGCGCGTCGAGGGAGGCTCGCGTGTTCTGCGACTCTGATTTTCCTGAGTCGTTCAACCACGACGACGTGCGAAATGCGTACAAGGCGTGGCCCACGACGTGGGTGCGTGCCAGGTCAGGCCCAGCCGTGCTGATGCTCCGCAGACCTGTTCTGGTGACCGCGCGTGCTCTGCCAGTCGTACGGTTCTTGCCCCCGAAGGCCTGGCTTCTGGAAACCGGGCGGCTGCGCAGCGATATGATTACCTTGTGGAACTTCATGTATGCCAGGCGGGACGCGACTCGGTGCTGTGTCATGACCCTCGTCGACGTTGTGAGCGCTGATCGCGTGTATTGGAATTCTATCAACGACGACCAGCGGCCTTTTTTGTTACGACCATCGTTGGGTCGGGCTGGCGTGGCGGGCGTATGTTCGGACGGACTCCCTGGCGCGGGTTCGGCGACTGCGTCTGTAGTGCAATCGATTGCACCAGACCGTGCCAGGAAGCTATGATGAAGAAAAAAGAGGTTTGACCAGATGGCGAAACGGTACATCGACGAGCGACTTTCCTACGCCCGCTGCAACACGCTTTGGAAAGAGCGAGAAGCCCACGTGGTCAAGGTGAACAGCAAGGGAGACTATGGCATCCGTCTGATGGATCGCACCTACCTGATCAAATCCAGACGGGTGGACTGGAAGAAGGCGTACCGCCCGGTCTGGCAGGTCGTGTGGACCACCGGGATTCCGATCATCACGTTCTACCCGTGCGGCACGATCGAGCTGCCCATGAACGCTCCAATCCGTGCGCGGCGGATGTGGTCGTTTCGGCAGCGCCGCTACGCGCTGAAAGGATACGACGCGAGCATCTGGGGTAGCGGCTACCACCAGCGCTTTCTGGCGTATTGGCGTTCGTGCCGGATTTCCCACAGGGTGCAGACGCACTATCTGTATCCGTGGATCGCGGAGAATTTCACGAACGAGACGGACCGGTACGTGGTCAGGTTTCGGTTCGACGGGAGCACGCCCATCCCGGTCGGGCGCTTTTCCGAGAGCGCGCGCCTGGAGTATAGGCACCGGCTCGTCATACGCTGCGACGCGGCAGGGCGCCTGCAGCATGTCGAATACGGCGACTCGGTCGCACAACCCTGTGTGGTGGTCGTTAAGGAGTCCGGAGAGCGTTTCCTCCCCAAGCTGGTCAAGCGAAAGACGACCTGGACCATGCATAGCATACTCGAGCAGGACGACTTTCTTGAGGAAGCCGTGGAGGAGTACGTGGACGCGCGGGAATCCGCAGCGATGGCCGTACTCCTGAAGGCGTTCGTCCAGGGCCGGAGCACTGCGCGCGGGTGGGAGTTCCGGAATCTCGCCGAAGATCTGTGGCGCAAGGCCAGGAAGCAGGCTGAGCATGAGTATCCGGAGAAGTTCGTGTCGCGTGGGAAGGAGAGGAGATTGCGCATATGCTGACGAGCAGTGACATTCAGCGCCTGAACGACCGCCTTGCCGCGGTCACCGATCGGGTGTGCCTGCGCCTCCCTTTGGAGGAGACCGAGGCGGTGCTGCGTGCGATGGGCGCCACCCCGGCGTGCCCCCTCGCAGAAGTCGTGGCCGGGGCCGGGGAGGCCGGGCAGGTGTGGTGTGCCGTTCTCGAGGATGGGGCGGATGCAGGACTCCAACTCGAGCTGCGCTGGAAAACGCTGGCAGGGTCGGCCACCTACGCGATGGCGCGTGTGAAGAGAAATTAGGCGCACACATTTGGCGTCTCCAGAGTTTTCGAGATCCAGGCCCTATAATCCTCTGTGAGACAGGCGAATTGCTTTTCCTGGGCGGGCCGCTCCACTGGGATTTCGAGCGCCCGCGCGTTCAAAAAATATTGATTTTGCGAGATTCTACTGTTGACGTACCGGTGCCTCCTGGTACACTGAAGTTATGGGAATCATTCAACAAATGGAGGAAATCATGGAACCGCTGAAGTGCCCCCACTGCCAGAAGCCCATCCCGGAAGAGGCCCTGCGTGAGGAACCCGCCAACGTGGTCGAGTTCCGTGGCGCGCTGCTGCCGATCTCCACCACGAGCGCCCTGTGGTGCTGCGGAGGAGACATACACATGCGCATCGAGATGGTGGACGGGACGCCCACCGTCACCGAGGTGTACCCGGTGCCGGATGAGCTGTCGCTGCCCGCGTCCGAAGAGGCGCTGATGACCAAGCTCGGACTGACCTACGAGGATTTCCAGTGATTGCCACCGGTGCAATCGATTGCACCGGGCGTACTCCTGAAGAGGCGCCCGGTGCACAACCCGCAGGAGAAGAGATGATGCTGACCGCAACGAAGTTGCCGGTGTACAGAGTAGGCGGTGGCCTGCGCATCCGCCAGGCCGTGCGCATGGCGATCTGCGAGCGCCTGTCAGACCTGACCAGTGGATTGCACCCCAGCGTCCCGCTGGACGAGATGTTCGAGGTCTGCCGGGCCGTCGGCCTGGAGGCCGTGGACGAAGCGCAGGAGCCCTGGAGCGGCCTCCTCTGCGGAAGAGAGGGCAGGGCGAGCATCGCCCTCCTGTCTCTGGATTTCGGGGAGGTGGTGGAGGAGCACCTGCAGGTGTCCTGGTACCGGCTGGAAAGCGGGCGGTTCGAAGTGACCGCCTACGTGCTCTAGGAGGAAGCCGTGGGTGAGCGACACGGTGTCCTACGCGTTGCTGCAAGACATTGTGGAGCTTTCAGCAGAGCTAGATATGGAGTGCCCGCTTCAGGAATATCTGGACGACTACGACGAGATTATTGACCACGAGGGAGGATGAACAATGGCGAGCAAGCGACATCTGCGACGCAAGAGTTGTCAGGGGAAGGCCAGACACGCCAGCGAGGAGAACGCGTGGAAGGCCGTGGATGGGACACAGGATGTGACCGGCACGATCGGCCTGACGCCGTACAAATGCGCGTTTTGTGGCTGGTGGCACATAGGGCATAATAGAGGAAAGGTGATCGCTGACCGCTGCGGTCACTCGCAGAAAGCGGCAGCCAGCGGCCAACTGCACGGCGGTCGGGGATAGGAGGACGATCATGGCTTCTTTGCAAAAGACGATGTCTGGCGTTCCGCAGGTAGTGATGGCCGAAGGGTCCGTCATTCCGGTCCCACTGGTCGAGGCCGCGGTGTCGATGCTACTCGCGATTCCCGCTGATATTCTGGAAAGGGTTGCGGCGGCGATGGACAGAGCCAGCGTGGACGCGGAGCTGCTGGAGTATCCGCCTGCGCAGTATGGCGCGCGGGTGCTTCGCGACTTCATGTCCGGGCGTCCGGTGGACGCGGAGCAATTCGTCGTGGTCTGCAACGCGGTTGCGCACGTGGTGGCGCCTACTTTCGGCAAAGAGTGCGGGGCCTGCCATGGCTGAGCGCGGAACACTCGCCCCCGGCGAACCCCACCCGGCGGCACGGCTGGCGCTCCTGTGGCTTCGGGCGTTCCCGCTCTCTGACCTCATGGCTTGGCAGGAGGTTCTGGCCTCGACCGCCATAGAGGGCAACCGGATGGCCGAAGTCTGTGCGGAGACGCTGAGGCGCTTTATCGCTGGAGAGCCGGTGAGCGATCGATACCTGCTCGGGCTGGTTTGCGTGTTACGTGACCTGAACAGCCTGTGCGGTGCAACCGATTGCACGGAGTAAGGTGGGTGTATGGCGACCTGGTGCAGCTACCGAGCGACGTTTACGTTCCCGGATGTCAGTTCCGTTGCGCACGCGCTGGAACTCTGGACGCATTTCGAGTCCGGCCGGTATCAGGACTATCATTTTGCGCAGCCCGACCAGGACCTGCCGTTCATGCTCCACTGCGAGAGTCGGGGCTACGGAGACATGGAGTCGTTGTTCTTCGACCTCGGAAGGCTGGCCCTGTTCGGGACCCTGGTGACCGCGGACGATGCGGAACACGGGGACTGCTCGTTCTTCGTCGGTCCGAATGACCGGGCGATACTGGCCGCGAAGAGGCTGGATGTCTGCCAACGGATTGAGGATCTGATGATGTCGTATGGGCAGCCAAGACCGAATGAGACTGACGCGTTCCTCAAACGGCTGAGGCTCCTCGCGGAGGACGTATGAGGTGGTTGGTCATCCCGTTGGTGCTCGCCGCCCAGCTGGCCGTGGCTGAGGTGTCCTGGCGTCTCGGCAAGGCCGCAGGTGAGCGCGAGGCGGTCGTCGCGGCGCAGACCCGCGCTGAAGTGACGTGCGAGCAATATTTCGACGCTGTGTTGGATCTTCTCGCGATAGCCGACGAGCACACGACACGGCTGTCCGCTGTCGAAGAGGATCTGTCCGCCACGGTGCTGCGCATGGATGGCGCGCACCATGAGCTAGTCAGGAGGCCCAAGTGACGACGTGTTTCGTGATCTACGGTTACGACGATGAGGACAACGCGCCCGTGCTGCTATGCACGGACAACAGGCGGGAGGCGGCGCAGTGCGCGCGTGACTACGGGGCCGTCGTGTACGAGTACGACAAGGTCGGTGGCCGGGTCGGCGGCAGCCTGTGCAATGGCCGGAGGGTCTGGCCGCGGGAGGGAAGTCGTGAAGAATGAGCGTGTTCGCATCGCGCGCCTTTGGGCGAAGACGGTGGCGGCGGTGGCCGTGTGCGCGGCTGGCGCGTATTGCATGCACGTGACTGGCGGGGAGACGGGCATCGGCTGGGCGATTCTCGGCCTGATGATCATCTGGTAGAATGAAGGCAGGAGGAAAATCATGCCCTGCGTGACATACATGGACGATTTCGAGTATATCGAGTTGCGCTATGCGATGGACCCTGAAATGCGGAAGCTGTGCGACGAAGTCCGGGACCTCACCGGCATGGTGTTTGCCGTCGGCAAGACGACGCAGGCGGTCGGGAGGTCAGGCGTGTGGCCGTTCCGGAAGACGGACACGCTGGAGCGGTACACCGTGTACCTGCGGCTGCCTGACACCCCGGAAGCGCAGTGTATCAACCTGCTGACCGGGCTGGGAGGTGGGTACAGTCGGGCTGAGGCCGGCGCGTTCCTGATCGGCGTACGGCTCCTGGCGAGTTCAGGAAGGCACCGGGGGCGTAGGCGCGAAAGGGGCGTGCCCCTGCGCGACGCGGAGGACGGCGCCGGTGGCATGGCAAGCGTCGAGCTCACCGGGCGGCAGATCGCAGAGCTTCACGCCCTGGTGGGCGACGACCCCACGGCGCCCGTCACTGTGCACAGGGCCCCCATGGGGCACTCCGGCCCTGGCCTGTACGCATGGTTCTCGGAGAACACGGAAGAGGGGGCTGTCTTTTTGGGCGGTGCCTCCGACGTTCGCCCCTGCTCTTTCACGGAAGAGTGGTGTATCTCCCGTGCTCGATCCGAGGGGGCCAGCGACCCGACCACTGGACAACCGGAGGCAGCCGGTTCCCGCCCCTGCACCTGCGGAGAGAGGCCGAGCATGATGCAATGCCAGGACTGTCTGCCGGGCAGTGAGGCGCCGGAAGGCACGTACTGTTCGGACGGCGAGCACCCCGGATGTGTGTGCACTGACGGTGCGTGGCCTGCGTGCAAGAAAGACGTTCGTGCCGCCGACAACTTGAGGGCCGTGATCACCCAGATGCGTGATGTCGTCCGCGAGGCCGATGAAGAGCTGCACGCCACCGCGTACGCCGTCCACCGCAAGCTGCAGGCGCTCTTGGCGCAGACGGCCGAGCTGAGCATGGGAGGCGACAATGAGTGATGGTCTGAACGACATGCGGTGCCGGTACTGCGGTCATGCCGTGGGGCACGAAAAGGGCTGTCCCTACCCCACGATCACGTCGATCGAGGACGGGGAGGCCGTTCAGGAATGGGCAAAGCGGCAGTGGGCGCGTGCCGAGCGGAGCGAGGCCGAGGCGGAGGAGCTCCGCATGGCCAAGCACAGCACGGGACAGGCGCTCGTGTTCGCCGTGGAAGAACGCGAACGTCTTCTCAAGCAGCGGGAGGCACTGCTGGCTCTGATCGCGGACGGGCCTGGTGAAGAAGACGGGCCCTGGGCGCCCGGCTGGGAAGAGCGGGCCGGCATCCCGCGTAAGGAGGTCATATGAGCGGCGGACATTGGGACCACCGCCAGTACGGGATGACGTCGTTCCTGCAAGACGCCGCCGACGACGAGACCGTGATCGAGCGCTTCCCCAAGCTGGCGAAGCTCCTGGGCGAGCTCGGCGACGCGCTCGGGAAGGTCGCGCATGACCTCGACTGGGACCTGAGCGGCGACACGCTCATCAAGGACGACGTCGCGTTCGAGCAGGCAGCACTGGATAGCCTGCGTATGGTGCTGGACGACTCCCGCCACGATGCGGAAGAGCCGTACGCGTACTTCGTCCGGGAGCTCCGAGAAGAGCGCAGGAATTGCGTCATGTGCGGAGGTTGCGAGGCTGTGCTGCACACGGAGCACGTCATCGAGCACAACGCCGGCAGGGGCGCCGACGAGACGATCGAATGCCCGACATGTCGTGCCCAGTACGAGATGTACTGGCTGCGCTGCCTGGATTAGAAGGAGGGGGGGCATGCTTTTAGAGATTTTCGGGATCATCGGAATAATGGCCTCCATCGTGGCCGTCGTCGGCCTCATCCTCGGCATAGGCGCGTGTGCCGCGGAGAGCGTTGCCATTCGGAACGGTGGATTCATACACAACGGGATGTGGTACAGTGTGCGGGCCGAGCCGCGGACGCCCAAAGGGCCGGAGGAGTAACAGTGGCCAAGAAGACGCTGAGGGATCTGAAGGCGATCGCCCTGGATCTCTACAAGGAAAAGATCCTCACGAGTCAGCAGGTTCCGCCGGAGGTGCTTCAGACCGTGTTCCTCCCGCTCGCGCTGTGTGACAAGGCGGCGCTGACCAAGATGCGCAAGCGTGGAATCGTCGTCCTTTACGAGTACCTGGACAAGGCCGGGCCTTTGTACGTCAACGGCTACCCGACTTTCGCCTCCTGCCACGGGCTGACCAAGAAGGAATGGGACACAGTGCTGGCCGAGCACGAGAAGATTTTGCGGAAGGTCGAGCCGGTCAGGTACGTCGAGATCCTCGAGAAAAGACACCTGGCGAAGTTAGGAGGTGCGCAATGCGTGGATGGATAGGCGTCGACCTGGACGGGACGCTGGCCGAGTACGACAGGTGGGCTGGCCCGGAGCACATTGGCCCGCCGGTCCCCCAGATGGTCAACCGAGTGCGCCAGTGGCTGGCCGACGGTGCTGATGTGCGCGTGTTCACGGCGCGCGTCTGGCACGACGGCACCCCCACGAGGGTGCACGAGGCGATGGTGGCCGAGCAGGCCATCCAGGCGTGGTGCGCGCAGCACGTCGGCAAGGTGCTGCCCGTCACGTGCACGAAGGATTTCGGGATGATCGTCTTGTACGACGACCGCTGCGTTCGGGTCGAGAAGAACACTGGGAGGTTGCTGTGATGCTGTATGCTGTAGCCCTGCACGTGACCGAAAAAACGGATACGGGAAATCGAGAGCAGATCCTGCTCAACTTCGTTGAGGCGTCGTCCCCCGAGGAGGCGGTCGGCCTGTCCATTTGTTCGGACAGGGTGATCGGCGTCATCGGCGCCGTGAAGGCCAAGAGCGTTCCTGGGCAGACTGACTCGGCGGCCACGGAGCTTTAATCGGTGCAATCGATTGCACCGCTGGAGGGAGCATGTCTAAGGGAATTCGTCTGCATCCGAAGTTTGGGTTGAACCCGACCATGCCCGTGTGTTTCTTCTGCGGGCGGGACACCGGCGAGGTCGCCCTGCTCGGGGCCGCGTATCACGGCGAGGCACCCACGAAGATGGTGCTCGACAAGAGGCCGTGCGCCGCGTGCGAGAAAGAGTGGGAGGCGAGCATCGCCTTGATCGAGGCCCGCCGGATCAACGGCGAGATCGACCCGACAGGTCGTGTGGTCGTGGTCACGCGCGAGGCTGCGACACGCATCTTACGTCAGCCGCTCCTGGACGACGTGCTTAGTGTCGGAAAGGCCCTGCTCGAGCCCGCGGCTTTCGAGGAGCTGTTTGGCGCACACCTTGCCGAAGCGTCCGTGCAGTAACGCTTTCGTTTGTCGTCCTGGCGCTTTTTCGCTATTCTTCATTCAGGTGGAAGAAGGAGCCAAGCAATGAAGAAGGTCGTCTGCATCCTGGTGGCGGTGCTGGTACTCGCCACCAACGCGCTGGCCGGAAAGGACTGCTGGAAGGTCACGGACCCAGACAAGCGCGCCCTCTGCGAAGGGGCTACGGTGCGTCCGAAGAAGACCCCGCAAGCCGGTGGTTCGTGCTGGAAGATCATGGACCATGACCTGCGCGCCTTGTGCGAAGGGAAGTGCTGGAAGATCAACGACTGGGATCTTCGGATGTCCTGTCGTGGCATGACCGACGAAGAGGAACCCGTGGATGAATAGGCTCTGCGAGGTCTGTCAGCGTCCCTGACCGACGAAGAGGCGAAGCATCCGCGACGACGCTACCACAGCGGTTGCGCAGAACCGGCCTGCCGAGAGCGCAAGGTCGGGAGTTACAAAGCCAGGGACCGCACGGCGTCGTCAGTGGCCCGCGTTCGCAAGACGGCCGAGACGGTTGGGGCGAAGCGTGCCCAGACGTGGAGCGTCGAGAGATCCCTTCCCAGAGATGACGATCCACGGGTTGCCGGCGCTCCACGCGTGGAACAACCCGTTTTACGGCTGACGAATCGTTCTTTGACGTGCTTATTGCTGTGGAGGTCGCGTATGTGGAGAATCCCGGCCTATGCGTGGTGTCCGCGAAAGCTCGGCACCCCTCGAGTCGACGGTGGGCGGCCCGGAGACCGCTCGGGGCAGGTCTGCGGCACCTGTATCCCGAGCGCCTGACCTCCGGCGCATACCGGGGAGCCGCACCGAACGGTCCGGCTCCCACCTCCACAGCGATCAGCGCGTTGCTCCTTGTTCTTTCTCCGCATGTCGGCCTCGTGGAAGGACACGATGAACCGATAAAGTCGCAAGCGTGTTGACTCGGATGGGCGGCCAGCCCGTAACGGTAGGCGCAGCGTGGCGTCTGCGGCCTTTGCGACAGCCGGTACTCAAGCCCGGCCCGGCATGCGGAGAAGGAACAAATTTCGGGGTGTAGGTCAGCCTGGAAGACCGCCTGCTTTGGGAGCAGGACGCCGGAGGTTCAAATCCTCTCGCCCCGACCACTTGAGGTTCTGTGCTCGAAAGAGCTGGTTACGCTACAGGGCGGTAGCTGCAGCCGACGTTGACGGCAAAGCGCGTGACGCTGGCCCGAGTTTGATCTGCTACTGCCTCCCAGGTGTCGGGAAAAGGCGAAGTCGAGTGACGCTCGACATGCTCCGAATGCTGCTAGGGCAGAAAGCCGGGACTGACGCGAGACACCGCAGAGCCAAACTGAATGGCGGAGTCTATGGGCAATGGAGAGACCAGAACGCTGTACGTGTGCGCGGACGGGATCGAGGGCCTGCTGGAGACGGGCCTGGCCAGGTCGGTGGGGAACGGGTGTTTCGTGCTCACGTCGAAAGGGCGCAAGACGCTCGAGGACGTGATCAGCGACCACAAGACCGGGCAGCTTCGCCCGGAAGCCGCGACTGTCGGCGGCTAACCGCAAGAGAAGGAGGGCTTATGCGAATCAGGGTGGTTATCGATGCGGCGTTCGAAGTGGAGACGCCGGAGGCCATGATGCAGGTCAGCGCTGACCTCGACGAGGCTGTGAGCAAGCTGCGCAGTCGCGGGACCGTGTCGACGTCGTTCAGGCAGTGGCGGGCCCGCCTCGCCGATGACGTCGACGCGGAGGGCGGCACCGAGTCCGACCAGACGCCGGTGGAGGTGCAGTGATGCGGCTCTACTACATGTGCCTGCTGCTCGGACTGTTCCTGCTCGTTTCGTTCGGCGTCATCATCCCGCACGGCGTGTCCGCGAACGACACGCTGGCCGTGGCCGTGACCGGGGCCTACATGCTGTTCGTCGTCCCGTGGGTGGGCTGGCGTGGCGTCCGCCGTATCCACCAGGAGTGGAAAAACCGCAACCGCCCTGTGACGCAGGTCACTGGGGAAGATCCGAAGGAGGGTTCCCATGCGTAAGATCCTGAGCCTCTGCATCCTGGCGCTCCTGCTGCTGGCCCTGGGGGCCTGCTCCCGTGTCGAGCCCGGCTACGTCGGCGTGAAGGTCAACCTGCTCGGCGGCGCCAAGGGCGTGGACCACGAGGTTCTCGGCACCGGTCGCTACTGGATCGGCTTCAACGAGCAACTGTTCCTGTTCCCGGTGTTCACGCAGCAGCACGTCTGGACCAAGGACAAGACCGAAGGGAGTCCGACCGACGAGTCCATGACCTTCCAGACCTCCGAGGGCCTGTCCGTGAACACCGACCTCGGCATCGCCTACAAGATCAGGCCGGATATGGTCGCCGTCGTGTTCCAGAAGTACCGCAAGGGCGTGGAAGAAATCACCAGCGTGTACCTGCGGAACATGGTGCGCGACGCGTTCAACAGCGCAGCGTCCACGCGCAAGGTCGAGTCCGTGTACGGGGCCGGAAGGGCCGAGCTCCTGGCCGAGGTCGAGCGGCTGGTCCGTGCCCAGGCCGATCCCATCGGCATCGAGGTCGAGCGCATCTGGTGGGTGAACGAGCTGCGACTGCCGGGCGCGGTGATCGCGCAGATCAACGGGAAGATCGCGGCCACGCAGGAGGCCGAGAAGCGCGAGAACGAAGTCCGCATGGTCATGGCCGAGGCGAGCAAGGCCAGGGAGAAGGCTCGCGGCGAGGCTGACGCCATTCTGCTGCGTGCCAAGGCCGAGGCCGACGCGAACCTCATGGTCGCGAAGTCGCTGACCCCGGAACTGGTCCACTACAGAACCATCGAGCGCTGGTCGGGTCAGTTGCCCCAGGTCACCGGGAGCGGGGTGCCGTTGATCAACCTCGGGCAGAAGTAACGCGCCGCGGCGCACATGGAGGCCGGTGCAATCGATTGCACCGGCTTCTTTGTTTGTACGCACCCTGGCCGCCGTGGTAGACTTAACGCAAAGTCCGGAGGGCATACATGCTGAGCGAACACACTGTCGAGAATTTCAACACGCTGGTCAGAGCGGCTGCCAATGGAGACGTGGCGTTGCTGGATGCCTATGACGTCACGCTGGGGCGCGCACAGCCCGTCATAGCAGCAGCCACCAGGGAAGACTCCGGCGAGGTGACGTTCGTGCCGTTCGCGCTGCTCCTCGACGAGAACCCCTACGTGAGGCTGCGCCCGCCGGCCGTGGGAACCGGTCAGCCCTATGAAGTTGAGTGTGCCGCCTGCAAGGACCGAGGGTTCCTGATAGTGAATAACTCTGGGCGTCTTCGGGTGGCCCGGTGCGCGGTCTGTGCCATGTTCGATTCCGACGGCGTGGCGGAACAGGCCGTGCTGGCCTCGCTGGCCGACTTTTGAGGATTGCGCGATGGACATCGGCGAACTGCTCGACGGGTACCAGGACAAGGCTGGCCGCACCACGATCCTCCGCAAGGGTGTGGTGGTCGCCACGACCGAGCGTGCCATCCTCTTTTTCGATGACGAGTCCGTGACCGAATTCTGGGTGTCCAGGAAGATGATCTGCGACTGGCGGTTCGTCGAGGACGGGACCAGACAGGGTCTGGCCGATCGTCACCTGGCGCGCAACGACGAGATTGAGCTGCTCATTCCGAAGTGGTTGGCACGGAAAGAAGGGTTGATCTGAGCAGCGGGCGTGCTCCAGAAAGAAAAAAGGGCCCCAGGTGCGAACTGGGGCCCCGGCCGCGGGGAGGGCGTTTCCGCAGCCTGTGGTGGAGTGGAGGTGAGCCGCCACCACCCTGATGGGACCCCCTCCCCGCTAAAACGTCAAGTACACGGGCGCTTTACGCCCGCCTTCGAGTTTTGAGCCCGCGAGCATCCCCTCTATACTGGTCTTGGTGGCCGAGGCTCCATACGAGGCCCTACGCACGCCTAGACAGGGTCTATGAGACATGTCTGATCAGGAGGAGATGATGGGAGAGCGTGACAAGCAAATTTCGGTCGTACTGTTGTGGGGAGAGGAGGCGTTCCGCATCCTCTGTGATCTGCGGCGTCGAACCGGCGAGGACCTGAAAAAGTTGGCAGCCGCCGTCGAGATCTACGTGTTCGACACGGAGGCCGCCGCAGAGGCATTTCGGCAGGGGATCTGCGCCGCGCGCACGCGAGAGGACGTCTTCGAGCTGTCGAGCGTGCAGTACAACTGCGTGGCGACAGCGTTGCGCGTGGCTGGCAGGAAGGGGGCGGTGCACAGGCAAGAGACCCTTCCGAGTGACATAGACCGCCTGCCCGTCGGCAGGTAGGAAAAACCCCACTTGCGCGTGGGAGGGGCGGTGTGTATAAAATATGCGCCGCGCGGAGAAGAAGATGAGGCTGTCCGATTATCAGCGGGGCGCGACGGAGACAGCGGTGTACCCCGAACAGGGAAACGTCGGTGGGTTGATGTACGCCGCGCTCGGCTTGGCTGGGGAGGCTGGTGAGATCGCGAACAAGGTGAAGAAGGTGTTCCGTGACGGAGCGACCGACTCGCCGGACAAACGTGCGGAGCGCATGCTGGAGTTGCAGAAAGAGCTCGGGGACGTCCTGTGGTACGTGGCGGCGCTGGCCACCGAGCTCGGCTGCGACCTGGATGCGGTAGCGCGGGGGAATCTCCAGAAGCTGCAGTCGCGCAAGGCTCGCGGCGTGCTCGGGGGGAGCGGAGACGACAGATGACCAGACCAACAGATTTGAGTGCGCCTGCCGTATTGGGCACCGGCTGGGCGCGTGGCGCTGACAGACCGAACTGTGGGAAGTTCGGTGGCAAGCTGGTCGAGTTCAAAGAGGTCATGGTTGAACCCGACGTGTTCCGCTACACCGTGACGGTGGAAGTGTCGGCGCACACCGCAGACGCCACCACGTTCGTGCGGGCGCTACGTTCGATCGGCGTTCTCTAGCGGGGGGTGGGCGGCTCGAAAGGGTCGCCCACTTTTCGTTTTGTCCAGGCCCGCCCGCTGGGTATGCTGTCTTCAGAAACAAGGAGGTCCAACCATGGAAGAGCATGAGCAGACGCCCGACCCCATGCGTGGAGTCGTCGCGATTGTCCAAGGGCAGGTAGCAGCGGAGCAGAAGATGCGGGCGCGCCACGCGGCGCTGCGCCGCCTGTCCGACATCCCGATGAGCGCGCAGCAGGCCTCGAAGGAAAAGAACCGACTGCTCGCCGCGGTCGCCGGCCTCGCAGAGCGCAAGCCCTTCAAGGTGGGCGACGTCGTGTGCTGGAAGCACGACTTGAAAAACTGCGTCGCTCCGCAGCTGGGGCAGCCCGCCGTGGTCGTTGAGGTTCTCGACCCGCCGCTGCGGATGACCGATCCTGGAATGCACGGGTCCCCGTACTACGGGGAGTGTCTCGACGTGCGTATCGCCCTGGTGCACCCGGAAGACGAGATGATCACGGTGTACGCGGCCGAGTCCTGGCGTCTGCAGCACTGGGCCGACTGATCGTGGTGCAACCGATTGCACTGAAGGTCAAGAGTCTGGAGGAGCTGTCCATGTGGAGCGACCCGCTGTTCTTGAAGGCGATGAAGGTCATGGACTCGTGCCGCACTGACGGGCAGCGCGCCGTGGCCGCCGAGTATGTCAGGAGGGCGTTCCTGAAAGCAACCGAGAGGGGAGACGGCTCGAAGGCCGCGCGGTTCTGGGCGCGGCAATTCGGGTGGGACGTGATCTCCCCAAGGAGTCGAAAATGCGCATCATAGACCAGTCAGCAGAAGTCTTGTCCTTGGAGGATCTGAACCTGGTGGAGGTCGCGGCCAGAACCTGCTACAAATCGGAAGAGCGGGCTGGGATCAAGACGCTCGAACAGTTCGTGAAGGGGCTGCGTGTCCGCGGACACACGGCCATGCTCGAGTTCGCCACGGCCACGGTGCGTCTGGTCACGAACCGGGGCGTGACCCACGAACTGGTGCGTCACCGCCTTGCGTCGTACGCGCAGGAGTCGACCCGTTACTGCGATTATGGTGACGGGCACACGCGGTTCGTCAGGCCTGTGTGGTGCGATGCCACCGCCGCCGAGATGAACCAGGTGCTGGACCTCGCTGTTGCTGGGAAGGTTTCCGGCAACGACTTTCGCGTCCTCGCCGAGGAGCGCCTGATGGCGACGCCGGACGTGGAGTGGCTGCTCGCCTGCTGGTCGGCGGCCGCGTCCTATGAATACCTGCGCAAGGAGTGCGGCTGGCGTCCCGAGCAGGCCCGCGAAGTTCTGCCCAACGCGCTCAAGACCGAAATCGTGGTCAAGGCCAACCTGCGCGAGTGGCGGCACATCTTCTCCCTGCGCGTACTCGGGCGGACTGGCAGGCCCCACCCGCAGATCAGCGCCCTGCTGTCCCCGCTGCTCGAGAGATTCTCGCTCGAGTTTCCTGGGGTGTTCGACGACCAGGTCGAGGCGCTCACGCGTCATTGACGAGTCAGGACGCCGAGGTCCTATGAGTGCGGGGCCCGGAGTCGCCATGAAAAAGAGTCAGCATGTTTTGAACGAGCTGCATGTCTACTGCAGATTGAGGACGTGTAAAATGCCGAAATGGCTGGCGAAATGCCTGGCTGGGCTCTTCGGGTGGGTGACCGAGCCGCTCATCTACAACAAGAAGCCGCGGCCGCCCCGCTGGGGGTAGCGTTGACAGCGAACGGTGCCTGGACTATGTGAAAGGCACTTCCCACAGTTGGTCTGTACCACAGGCCACGCGCCCACCTGGTGCCCGCCGGGTGGGCGCACTTCTTTGTCGGATAACGACGAGCATATTTGACGCCTCCAGAGTTTTTGGAGCGTTCCCCATCCCTTCCATAAGACCACCGACGTTCGTGTGAAAAGTCATCGCACCCAAGCGTTTACGAGAAACGCCTGGTGCAATCGATTGCAGCGTCCGCGTGTTTTGTGCGCACGGCGTCTTGCGCTATCCTCTTCCCATCAAGAAAAACGTCGGTAGACCGACGACAGACAGCTGGGAGGACTTATGGAAAGGGCCAAGCAGGACAGGACGTGGCAGCTCATGATGGACCAGATACGCGGGCTCTGCGGAAGGATCGGCGTAGGGCCGATGGACCTCGCCACGCTGCGCGAGATCCACAAGCAGCGCTGGAATCTGGTCGACGTGGTGCGCGTGTTCCGCCCGCTGACCGCGGAAGAGACCGAGTTTCTCGCGTGGTACTGCGCGATTGACGAGTGGTGCCGCGAGCAGTGCGAGCGTCTGACCTCGATGGGGTACGAGGAGTACGGGCAGGTCGAGAACGGCTTCGAGGTCAGGCTGATCAACGACCTCGCTGTTACGCTGCTGGGGTTTTTCTGGGACTGTCTCATCGACATCCTCGAGCCGCGCGACGCCGTGGCGCTGTACGGTCCCGGAACCATTTCGTTCGGGTTCCTGCCCGACGGGCAGCTGGTCGTGGCTTTCCGGAAGCCGGATCGCGCGGCCGACGCGGCCGCAGCTGGCGCCGGCATGCCCGACGCGCGGGCGCTCGCTATTCTCGCGCGCGCTCTCGGCGTCGCGGCCAACGGGCCCTCCCAGGAGGAAGCCGACACCCCGCACATCGTGCACTAGGAGGGGGGCGCATGCACGTAGCAGTTCTTGTCATCTACAACCCGGAGGAGCAGTCGCTGGAAGACGCGCTGCTTCCCTTCCATGAATTCGAGTGCACGGGCAACGAAGCCTACGTCGAGGATATCGACGTTACTGAGGAGCGGCTGGCGGAATACGAGGCTAGCGAGGATGACATGATCCGGCTCGCCGACGGAACACTGGCCGACCCGTGGGATTGGGACGGCCCTGTTATCGTCAGGCCACGCCGGAAGAGATCGCGGCTATCGAGGACCGTACCTTTAAGGGCTCGTACCGACGTGCAGCCGACGACATACGTGTCGGGTGTACGCCCCCTGGCAGCGAGAAGGCCCGTTTCAAGACGTCCGATCGTCTGTCCTTCCTGGAGTGGCTCGAGGACACCTATGGCGCGGCGGTGGTGAGTCCTGGCGAGAAGCCGGACATCGCCAACGACGCCAAATACGGCTATGCGCGGGTCGACGGGGACGGAAACGTCTTGCAGGTGATCCGCAGGACAAACCCGAACTCTCGGTGGGACGGGTGGGCTCTCGGGGGCCGCTGGCCAGACATGCTGGTCGTCAAGATGAACGCGCCGCACGAGCGCGGCCGCAGCCTCGGACGTGCGCGCTCCGAACCAGATCCGGAGCTTGAGGAAGACGGCCGCATCGCCTGCGATGCAGCGCCGGCTGGCCAGATCGACTGGGAGTACATGCACCTGCTGGAGCGGCGCAAAGCGGAGCGTACGTGGGACGCTGATCAGGAGCGACTGCGTGAGCAGGAGCGCAAGCTCCTTGCTGACGGGCAGACGTGGGAGTCCTTGATGGCTGCGGACTCTTCGGATGTGCGCGACAGGTTTGAGGGGGCCTGTCGCGCCTACGGTCTGACTCCCGACGTTGACGTCTACAGGCGTTGGCGGTTGAGCTGCACTGGTTTCTTCTGGATTCTCGGCGTCAACCTCATGAAGTGCCCGACGAAGGAGAAGCTCGTGGCCGCGCAGGAGGTGCCCGTAACGTACGCGGTCGTCAAGGATGGCGAGTGGCACACGAAGAGCGCGGGCGGGTTGTTCGACCAGGACGCTGACGCCGCGTGCCGGGACTGGCAGGAGCGTTTTCAGGAGCTGCTCGAGGACGTCCCGCCTGACTGGATGATCGCAGTCGTTGACTGCCACTACTAAGCGAACGGCCTCGGCAACGGGGCCGTTCCTTTTTTCAGCAATTCCGAGATTTTAGGTTTGACCACCGGCAGTCTTTTGCTACACTGAAGTCATGGAAATCATTCAACAAATGACGGAATACCAGCCCCAGGCGAGAGACAGCCGGTGCAATCGATTGCACCAGCCACCGCAGGGGCATCGGGCGGGCACCCGAGGGACGCCGTCGCACCTGTGGGAGGTTCCTCATGACCATGGTCGCTTCAGTCAAATCTCTGGCACCTGACCCGCACGAGACCTACGCCATCCTCAAGAACGGCGTCGGGAAGTGGGAGTGCACCTGCCCTGCCTACAAATTCACGAAGCCCGACGCGAAGGGGAGGAAGTTCCCCTGCAAGCACCTGCGGGCGGCCTGGACCTTCGGCCAGAAGCTGAAGAAGGACGGCCAGCCGGCCGGCTTCGACGGCAACGCGATCGTAATCTTCGATTCCAGCAAATTCTAAGGGCGTGGTGGGGGAGCCGCCGGCTCCTCCCCAGCGAGGAGTACGACATGAACGTCAGCGAATCCAAAGAGCTCAAGGGGTACGTGGAGATCGACGGCAGGGTGCCGGCCTGGGAAAACCCGACGCAGGGATGGAAGCTGGAGAACAGGGTGACCACCCACCTGCTCGGGGGGTGCTATGGCATCGACAAGGTGGTCAAGACCGTCCCGCACCCGCAGCAGCCGCGCAAGTGGACGCTGAAGGTGATGACGCACAAGGAAGTCCTGTATTTCGGATTGCGGTAAAGAGGAGCCATTCGATGAACATGCGCGAATTTGCACAGCTGCTCACACGCCTGTAGAACGAGGACCTGGAAAAAGCCAGGGCGGTACTGCACGAGGAGCAGCGCAGGCGGCAGCGGCTGCTGCGCCACGAGTTCTCTGTGGGGGACCGGGTGTCCTTCGACTACAAGGGCCAGCGTCACAGCGGAACGATCAGCAGGCTGAACGACATGACTGCCACCGTGGACGTTGATAGCCCGCGCCGGCTGTCCGGGCGTGTCGCATTCGAGTTCCTGCACAAGCAAAACGGGAGGACCGCATGAGCAACAAATTCGACGAGAGCAAGATGGTGGTGCTCGCGCGCAAGGAAGTCGGCAACGGCCTGACCGTCGAGGTCTACCGCTATGCTGACCACGAGCCGTCCGTCCGCGTGCTCAAGGGCGGGTTCAAGCTGACCAATTTCCGCGCGGCCGACGTGCCCGGCATCACGGCGGCGATGACCGAGGCCGTGCACGACCTGCGTGTCGGAGCGTAGCATGCGGGGGCGCATCAAGATCACGCGACACAAGAGAGGCAAAGCGACGCTGTCTGGAATTCCTTTCCAAGACCTACGGAGCCTTCTCACGGCGGCGTCGCTGTGGCGGCACGAGCATGGCGAAAAGCCTGACGACTTCGCCGATACGGTGGCGTGGCACAGACGTCAGCGCGCTATCCTAGACATGTGTGAACAGGCCGTGGATCGCGCGATCGACGAGGCAAATGGCCGAACACGCATGCCGCTGACGCGCGAGGCACGTTTGGAGGCCGTCCGGCAAAGCCGGCGCATCAGGCAACAGCTCGCCGCCATTCATGCTCGGTACACGGCGATCGTGGCCGAGGAGCTGTAACATGCGTGCTTACGGAACGCCCGGAGTTCGGACGGCCAGACAAGACCCTGCCACCGGCGAGTGGTTCTATCGGGGCCACTGGTACGAGAGCAGGGAGGACCTCTACGACGCGTACCAGGCGGAAGAGGACGCCAAGATCGATCGGTATGAGGCAGACCGGGAAGATTTCCGGTCGGGAGCGATTGAATGAGCAACGAAGTCGTCAAGGCCCTGGAGAACGTGAAGTTGCTGGCCAAAGAGATCGGGGTGCGCGCCGTGCGCATGCCGCACAGCCGTTGTGTCCGCGTGGTTGGCGCGCCTACGGCCCTGGACGAGGTCCGGGAGGACGTGTTGGCGACGTACGGCCGGCGCGCCCGGTTTCTGCAACCGGATGACCACACGCTGATCGTGTCCCTGCAATAGCCCGCGAACAAGCGTTCGCGACGTCGGCCCTGGGCGGCAACGCCTGGGGCCATGCCGTTTGTGGCGCCAAAACGACGAGCATATCTGGCGTCTCCCGAGTCCTGAGCCTGCCGCCCTTACCACCCATTGTCCACACGACGATTCACTTTGACAGAAAAAAGTTGGTCGCGGTCTTGACGGCGACGCGTCGCTTTTTCTGATCTGGGTAGCGAAGTGCAATCGATTGCACCGGGAGTATCGTGTGGAAGTGTCGCGTACGCTGAAATCCGTGAGCCTGGAGGGCGGCTACCATTACGTCTATGGCGTGGTGTACTCGCCCCTGCAGGTCGACACGGACTGGGAGACGATGACCCAGGCGGACATCGTCAAAATGGCGCACGAGTTCCTCGCCGAGGGCAGGACGACGAACATCGACGTGATGCACGATAACCAGGTCAGCGGCGCTGCCGTAGTCGAGTCGTTCATCGCACGGAAGGGAGACCCGGACTACCCCGAAGGGGCCTGGGTGCTCGGAGTCAGGATTCCAGAGGGTCCGCTCTGGGAGGCCGTGCAGAAGGGCGTGCTCAATGGGTTCAGTGTCGAGGCTTCGGTACTGAAGGTGCCGAAGAAGGTTCTGGTGGACCTGGTGCGCATAGCGCTTGGCGAGACAGAAATGAGCACCGCCGGGGAGATCGCGCCGCACAAGCATCACTACTACCTGGAGTTCGACGCGAACGGGGTGGTGACGCTGGGCGTGACCGACGAGGTGCTCGGGCACATCCACCAGATCGGCGGGACGACCGCCACGGATCTGGCCGATGGGCACAGCCACAGGTTTTTCGTGGAGTAAGAAATGAGCACCCCCAACAAGCACGTACAGCAGGAGCGGGAAGTGGTGTTCCTGGTTTCGCCGAAGGCACATTTTGTGTCGCTGGTGGGCAGGGGTGCGAACCAGACCCCGTTTCGCGTCGTGAAAACGCAAGAGAAACAAGGAGACGCGCCCGTGAAAGTTCTGCAGTCCCTCATCGTGCCGGCTGGCATGGACCAGGAAGCCGTGTGCGGCCTCTTCGACGAGGACGTTCGCGGCGTGCTCAAGTTCGATAAGGCCCTCGGAAACGGCAAGAACACCGTATTCGAGCAGTACGCCCGGTCGGCGTTCAAGGCCGAGTCCCTGGAGCTGGTGACGCTGGACGAGAAGTCCGGGGTCCTGGCCGTGCGTGGCGAGCTGTCCGACACCGACCAGGGCGGCGTGATCGCCAAGCTGTTCAAGCCGGTGAAGAAGGCGGAAGCCCTGGAGATCAGCGACGACCTGTCCGCGATGGCCCCGGAGGCTGTGGTCAAGGCCGTGAGCGACGCCGTCTATGGCGAGCTGTACCGTGCCTGCGAGGCCAGCCAGATGATCCTGTTCCAGGAGAGCACGCCCGACGTCGACAAGGTGGCGATGGTGCAAAAGCTGCTGCTCGGCTTCGTCGAGTACCTGACCAGCGTGCTGCCCGTCACCAAGGGTGCGCCGCTGATCAAGCCCGAGCCCGTCGACCAGACCGCCACCCCCAACGAGGAGCCCGAAATGACCGCCACCAAGGACGAGACCCCCAAGACGCCCGAGCAGCCCCAGGTGGAGCCGGCCGTCGAGACCGTGAAGAGCGACGTTCCCGCTGACCCGATCGCGGCCCTGACTGCCCTGATCGAGCCGCTGGTGCAGCGCCTCGACGCGGTCGAGAAGGCTGTTGCCTCGGACGTGAACAAGTCCGTGCAGGCCCTGGCCGAGACCGTGGCCAAGCTGGAGAAGGCTGTCCCGGCGATTCCTTCCAGGGACGCCGACGACGTGGAGAAAACCGAAAAGAGCGACCGCAAGCCCGACGTCTTCGCCGGCGTCCTGGGCCTGGGCCGTTAACCCGAGAGGAGAATACCGACATGAAGCCCAGCAACCGTGACATCGTCGCCAAGGCTGACATCGCCGTTTCCGATCTGGTGGCCGACGGCGGCTACCTGAACCCCGAGCAGTCCAGCAAGTTCCTCGAGATGGTCTATGACGAGCCGACCCTGCTGCGCGACGTGCGTCGCGTCTCCATGGCCGGCCCGATCAAGAACATCGACAAGATCGGGTTCGCCTCCCGCATCATGCGCGCCGCGCCCCGCTCCGGCATCCCCCTGGACGCTGCCGACCGTGCCAAGGCGACCACCGACCAGGTCGTGCTGACCACGAAGGAGGCGATCTGCGAGGTCAACATCCCGTACGACGTGCTCGAGGATAACATCGAGAAGGGCGGACTCGAGGGCACCATCATGCGCATGATGGCCGCGCGCGCCGCCGTGGACCTGGAAGAGCTCCTGGTCAAGGGTGACACCGCGTCCGCCGACGCGTACCTGGCCCTGCAGGACGGCGCCCTGAAGCTGGCCGCCACCCATGCGCTGGACGCGCAGGGCGGCGCCATCGGCAAGGCGGTGTTCAAGGCCGCCATGAAGGAAATGCCGTCCAAGTACCGCAACAACCCGTCCACCCTGCGGTTCTACATCTCGCCCAACGCCGAGGTGGACTACCGCGACACCCTGGCCGACCGACAGACCGCGACCGGCGACGCCCTGGTCGAGGGCGTGCGCCCCGTCTTCGCCTTCGGCTCCCCCGTGCGCGCGTGTGCGGCCCTGGCGAACAGCCAGCTGCTGTACACCAACCCGCAGAACCTGATCATGGGCGTGCAGCGTCAGATCATGGTCGAGACCGACAAGGACATCCGTGCGCGGGTGCTGATCATCGTCATGACCATGCGCCTGGCCATCGCGGTCGAGGAAGTCGACGCCATCGTGAAGACCACGAACATCGGCTAGAACGTCTGACCTGGGAGGTCGGGAAACCGGCCTCCCTGTTCTCCAAAGGAGGAGAATATGAGCCTCGCGCGGAACGAATGGGAAAAGATCAAGCTGGCCGTCGTGACCGGCGCCAACGCCGCCACGAACATCGCCGTGACCGGCATGGCGGCGGAAGACGCCATCATCGGCATCGTGAACCTGACCGACGCCGCGGCCGTGTCGCTGGCCGGGCTCGTGATCACTGACGGCAACTTCAAGATCACGGCCTCGACCGCCTCGAAGGCGCTCCTCGTCCTGTGGGTCGACAAGAGCGCCGGCTAACCGGAGGATGCCATGACCAAGGAAACCATCGCTGCCAATTTCGGCCAGGGGGGCGCGAAGCTCAGTGAGCAGGGCGTCGGCGGTCTGCGGGCCATCCTGACCGAGCTGCAGGGGCTGAAGTTCGCCGTCGTGGCCGGCGCCAACGCCGACACCGGCATCACGCTGATTGGCGCCAAGACCGAGGACACGCTGCTGTTCGTGCTCGGGCTGGACCCCGACAACGCCACCCCGGCTGACCAGGTGATCGACTGGACGACGGCGTTCGCGATCACGGCCGACGACACGATCAAGGCCGCCACCCAGGCGACCGCCGGGTACGACCTGGTCGTCGTGTGGCTGGACAAGCGCTAGCGGCCGGCCGGGAAACCGGCTCCGTGAGACTAGACGAGGGCGGGGCAACCCGCCCTCTTTAGTTTGTAGGAGGGACGTATGGCCCTGGATGTGACAGTTGGTGGCGCGGGCTCTGACAGCTACGCGACCGTGGCAGAGGCTGACGCGTATCTCGCTGTAAGGCCCGGATTTGACGTGACCGCCTGGAGTGAGCTGGACGAAGGCGACAAGGAGCTGCGTCTGCAGTTGGCCACGCAGGTACTGGACACGAAGCTGAAGTTTCGTGGCGTGCGCGCGTGCAAGACTCAGGCGCTCGCCTGGCCCAGGCTGTTCCCAGGTGACCCACTGTACGCCGAGACGGACGCAGCTGGCGGGCTGGGGCAGGTCTGGGCTGATTGGACGACGCTGGAAGACTATGCGGAGCTTGTGGCCGTGGACACTCCCGAGGTCCCGACTGGCGTGAAAAAGGCGCAGATCGAAATCGCCTTCCAGGTCGTGCACAGCCACCTGCTGACCCTGCAGCCGTTCGCGGACGGGGCTGTCTCAGTGGCGTCCATCGATCTGGACGCGATCTCCGTGACGCTGAAGCAGGAAGAGCGCAACCCAGCCAAGCCGTTCAGCAAGGCCGATTTTGACGCAATGTCCATCGTGCGTTTGTACCTGGGGCGCTGGCTGACCGGGTCTCGGATGTCGCTGATCTAGTGCAATCGATTGCACCGCGGGAGACGCCATGGCCTTCGACTACAGACAGATCCGGCAGCTGGCCGAGCAGCAGATCAAGGAATACGGACGCCCGATCACGATCAAGGGTGAGATCAAGGGGACGTTCGATCCGACCACCGGCAAATACACCGGAGGGTCCCAGACGACGCGCCAGGCCTACGGCATCGTGACGGCTTACGCGCGCAACGAGATAGACGGCACGCTCATCCAGGCCAAGGACCAGAAGGTGCTTCTCGCCGCCGACAGCCTGTCTGCACCGCCAGAGGTGGGCGAGCTGCTCGTGGTCGGGTCCGTAGAGTACCGGGTCGTGAGCGTCCGCGCCGTTGAGCCTGGCGGCACCGCCCTCTTGTACAAAGTGCAGGTGCGCAAGTGAGCAACTTCGCTGCGGCCCTAGACAGGTTCAAGAAGGAGGCCCTTGAGAAGGTAGAGACGATCGTGCGGGAGTCCGCGATCGAGGTCGGAGACCGCATCGTGCACCGCACCCCCGTCAAGACCGGTCGGGCGCGGCGAAATTGGGTGGCGACGCTGGGAGCACCCACCAACTACGCCTTGAACGAGTTCGACAAGAATGGGGCGTTGACCGTCGCGCGAATCCGGCAGGTGCTGGAGGCGTTCAAGTTGGGGGAAGTCATCTTCATCGCGAACCGTGTGGATTACGCGCTCGGGCTGGAATACGGGCGCAGCCGCCAGGCGCCGAACGGAATGGTCCGAGTGACGGTTGTCGAGTGGCAGGACATCGTGGCGGCGAAGGCGCGGGCGTTCGGGGGGTAGGTAGTGTCAGTTTCCGCCATCCAATCAGCCCTGAACGGGCACCTGGCGTCGTTCGCGACTGCGGCATCGCTACGCGTCGCGTACGAGAACAGCGCATTCACCCCAAACGACGGCGAGACCTACCTCCAGCCCAGATTGATGCCGGCGCTGCCCGTGGCTGCGGCGCTCGGGGAGGCGGCACAAAACAAGCAGCCAGGTGTATTTCAGGTGACCATCGTCGCACCGTCCGGCCAGGGCTGGGGCGACTTGTCAGCGCTCGCAGACGGCCTGCGCGCGCATTTCAAACGCGGCACCAAGCTCATGACTGGCGCGCTGACCGTCACGTCCTCGAGCGTGGGCCCCATGCTGACTGACGACGGTCGCGGCGTGACGCTCCCTGTGAGCGTGGCGTTCCTGGCGTACGTCGATAATTAGGGAGGAGAAGTCATGGTTTTCGCGACCGGCGGATTTCACGGCCTGCGGTACGTCCCCGAAGTGACCTGGGGCGACACCCCTGCAACCCCTGCCATGGTCGATCTGCGGCACACGTCCTGCTCGCTGGTGCTGTCGAAAGACAGCTTCGAGAGCCAGGAACTGCGGAACGACCGCCAGATCACCGACCTGCGCGTTGGCGCGCAGAAGATCCAGGGCGACATTGCCTTCGAGCTGTCCTACGGCGAGTTCGACCCGTTCCTTGAAGCCGCGCTGTTCGGTGCGTGGAACACCGATGTTCTGAAGGCCGGCACGACGGCGAAGTTCTTCACCATCGAACGCGCCTTCTCCGACATCGGCGTCTACGGCGCGTTCACCGGATGCATGGTGGCGTCGATGGCGCTCAGCCTCAAGCCGAACGCCATCGTGACCGGCTCGTTCAACCTCATCGGCAAGGGGGCTGCGTACTCCGATACGCCGCTGGACGCCTCCACGACCCCGTCGCAGACGAACCCGGCGCTGGACGCGTTCTCCGGTTCGATCAAGGAGGGCGGGTCTGCCATCGCCGTCGTCACCGGCATCGACCTGCAGGTGGAGAACGGCCTCGAGGCGGTCTACGTGGTCGGTTCCAACGTGGCCGCGGCTGTCGTGCCTGGCCGCTGCAAGGTGACCGGGACGGTGTCGGCGTACTTCGAGAACCAGACGCTGCTGAACAAGTTCATCAACGAGACGGCGTCGGACATCGAGGTCACCCTCGGCAACGGCACCGCGAAGTCGTACAAGATCCTGCTGCCGGAAGTGCGCTACGCGGGTGCCGACAACCCGGTGTCCGGCGAGGGCCCCGTCGTGCTGAGCATGCCGTTTCAGGCTGTGTACGACACCACCGAGGCCACGAGCCTCAAGATCACCCGCATCCCGTAAGACGCAAGGAGGGCGACGATGATTGACCTGAAGACTCTCGACACGACCATGGCCGAACACGGGGTGGCGATGGAAGTCCTCCACCCCGTGACCAGGGAGCCGATCGGCGCACAGATCAAGCTGGTCGGTTCCGATTCCGAACGGTTCCGCAACCTGTCACGCGAGCTGGTGCGGCGCCGCGTTGGCAAGAAGCTCTCTGCTGCGTCCGCCGAGATGCTGGAGCAGGAGGCCCTCGAGCTTCTGGCGGACTGCACCCTCGGCTGGTCCGGCGTCATGCTGGATGGACAGGAGCTGCAGTTCTCCAAGAAGGCGGCCGTGGACCTGTACGCGAGGTTCCCGTGGCTGCGCGAACAGGCTGACGCCTTCATCGCGGACCGCGCAAATTTTTTGCCGCGGTCGTAGCTGACCTGTGCGAGGTGCTGCGCGCGAAGCTGGAGTTGGACTACCCGGGGAAGGACGGGCTGAGCAAGCGTGAACACCTCGCACAAGTGGAGGCGGCGACCGGGAGGAAAGTGATCGTTGAGCCAGAGCCGCCCTTCGTGGGCGTATACCTCTGGAACTGGTTTTGGGAGCTAAACGCTGGCCGTGGGGCCACAGGGTTCGGGCCCGCCCCCTTGTCGTACGAGGGGATAGCAGCGTGGGCGAGACTTGCAGGAGTGTGTCTGACACCGTGGGAGCTGCGAGCGATCAAGACGCTGGACGCGACCTACATGGCCTTCGTGGCCGAACGGAGTAGCGTGTGACCGACTTTGCCGATCTCGGAGTCCGTGTCCGTGCTGAGGGCGCTGCGGAGACTGCCAAGCAGCTCGATCAGCTGTCCGCGGCCGGACGGAAGGCGGAAGACTCCACCAAGAATCTCGAGTCTGCCAGCAAGACCTTGCAGCAGACCATGCTCAAGCTCGCCGCAGCCGTCGGTGCGTACAAGCTGGCTGGTCTGGTCAAGGACGCGTCTCTGCTGGCCGCCAGGTATCAGACGCTCGGCGTCGTGATGAACACGGCTGGGCGCAACGCCGGGTACTCCGCGGTAGAAATGTCGCTGTTCGAGGACAGCCTGCGCAAGCAGGGTATCGCCGCTATTGAGGCGCGCGAGACCCTCGCGAAGCTGTCTGCCGCGAACATCGACCTGGCGCAGGCATCCAAGCTGGCGCGAGCCTCGCAGGACTTGGCGGTCGTTGGTGGAATCAACTCTTCTGAGGCGTTCGCGCGCCTGACGCACGGTCTGATCTCCGGCCAGACCGAAATCTTGCGTACGCTCGGGCTGAACGTGACGTTTGAGCAGTCGTACGCCAGACTGGCCGCGCAGCTCGGAAAGAACGCAGCGCAGCTCACGCAGCAGGAAAAGATCCAGGCCCGCGTGAACATCGCCCTGGAGGCTGCGGCCAGGTATCAGGGTATTTACGAAGAGTCGATGAAGACGGCGGGCAAGCAGCTGACGTCCATCAAGCGCTACTGGGACGATCTGCTCGTGTCGTTCGGCAGCGCGCAGCTGCCCGCAGTCAGCCACATCGTCCTGGAGATCACCGAACGTATCAAGGCGATGCAGAAGGTGGTCTCCGACCCGACCATGCAGTCTGAGCTGGCTGGCATTGGCAAGACGGCCATCGACAGCTTCGACAACCTGGTGGCGTTCGGCGAGGCGGCTGGGCGCGTGTTCCTGAGCGTGCTCGAGGGGTGGAACAAGCTCCCGGAGGCTGTCCAGCAGCTCGGCATCGTAGGGGCGCTGGTCGGCGGCATCAAGGGAGCCGCGTTCGTCGGCACGTTCGCACACATGTACGGCTGGGCCGACAACATGGACAAGGCCATGGCCCTGATCGGGTCCGGCGAGCTGTCCATCGGCGAGTTTTCCAAGATGAACAGCGCCGACCTCGACAAGTACCTCAAGAGTCGGGAACGCGGCGCGGTCAGCAGAAAGCTGGACGCAGCCATCACTGGGACAGACGGCATCACCCCCGGCGCGCTTGTGGGGCCCGGCACCGCGCTCGACATGACCAAGCACCCGGCGATGCTCGACGGCAAGCAGCCGCTCAGCGAAGCCGAGATACGAAAGATCGAGAGCGCGACGAACAAGCTCCGGCTGGCTATGCTGGAGTTGACCGGGTCGCAGTTCGATCTGGAGATGGAGAAGGCACGGCAGGAGATCGCCGGACTGGCCCGCGTGCTCGGCGAGGGCAGCGCGCAGGTCCGCGAGTTCGCGACTGCGCGGTATGCCAAGGTTCGGCAAGAGTTCGATCCGGCCTACCACCCGAATCACGGCGTCGCCATCCCGCAGGATGCGCTCGACCGGGCAGCCGCCGCGACTGACGCGGTATCCGCCGGAAATGCGGCCGCCGCTAGGTCGTACGAAGACCCGAACATGACTAAGATCGTGCTTGAGCGGTCGAAGACCGAACAGGCCTTCGCTACCGAATTCAAGAGGATCACCCAGGGGAACACCGCGGTCGAGATCGAGGAGCTGCAAAAACGCGTCCGCGAGTGGGAACGCGCGGGCATCGAGCGCACCCAGATCGAAGAGTACGTGGCGAAGCGCATGGTCGACCTGGAGAAGGAGTCCACGGTCGAACGGCTGCGGCTGCAGAAGGACTGGGTTTCCGGCGTGCAGCGCGGAATGCTGGAATACGCCTACGAGATGGAGAAGACCAGCGACAACGTCGCGAGGGCCACGATCAAGGCATTCCGCACGATGGAAGACGCCATAGTCGACTTCGTCATGAAGGGCAAGATCGAGTTCAAGAGCCTGACGAATTCGATCATTGCCGACATGGTGCGCATGGTGGTGCAGCAGCAGATCACCGCCCCGCTGGCCAAGGCCGGCAGCAACTTCTTCGGCAGCATGTTCAGCAGCATCTTCCACGGCGGCGGCGATGTCGGCGGCGTCGGTGGGCGGTCCAGGGCTGTTTCTGCCGCGACGTTCATCGGAGCCCCCAGGCTGCACGACGGGCTGGCGCCTGATGAGTTTCCGGCCATCCTGCAGAAAGGCGAGCGCGTCATCCCGAAGAGCCAGGCTGGCGGTGGCGGTTCCCCGGTGAACATCCGAGTGGACCTCAAAAACGAGTCTGGGCAGCAGCTCAAGGCAACGCGGCACGAGACGTCGTTCGACGGTGCGGAGTACGTCGTGACCGTGTGGCTGGACGCCTACAACCGCAATGCCTACGGGCTGCGCGAGGCGCTGTCTGGCTAGTGCAATCGATTGCACCGAAGGAGAACATGACATGGCCTGGCCCACGATCATAGCGCCGTCGTCCATCGAAGAGAAGGACTACACGCCGCAGATCAAGACCGAAAGCGAGGCGAACTACGTCCAGTCGCGCAGGCGCGGCACGCGTTCGCGCATGCTGTTCAAGCTGACGTGGGAGAGCATGTCGACGACGGACTATGAACTGCTGAAAGCGGCTGTCCGCACGGACATGGGTTCGACGTTCTCCTGGACGCACCCGCTGACGTCGACCGTGTACGAGTGCCGCTATTCCAGTGACGGGGTGCAGGGGCGAGCCCGTGCTGGCCGTGTGGGGTCGTGGACCGTTTCCGTTGAGATCGAGGAGGTCTGATGCTGCCGCTGTCGACCGCCGCGATTTTCGAGAAGAACCGACTGGCATCGTCCGGGGCGTGGATTCTCCTGTGCCAGATCACGCTGACGGATGGCACCGTGATTCGCGTCTGTCAGAACGACGAAGACGTGATCTGGAACGGAGAACAGTGGGTGGCGTTCCCGTTCGAGATCGACGTGATCGGCTTCGAGCGGAAGGGCGAGATCCCGCGCGCCGTCGCAAAGGTGTCGAACGTGACGCGGGCCATAGAAGGCTATCTGCAGTCTGGCGGTGGTGGCGTCGGCAGCAGCGTGTGGCTGGCCGTCGTGCATTCTGACCACCTCGACCTGACCGAGCCTGAGATAGAGGCTGATTTCATCTGCACGTCGGCCACGTCTGACGCGAAGTGGGCGACGTTCTCGCTCGGAGCGCCCAGCCACTTCAGGAGGCGCGTGCCGCAGTGCCGCATCCGGAAGAATAACTGTCGTTTCCGGTTCAAATCCACGGAGTGTGGGTACTCCGGTACGGAGACTGATTGCGACAAGACGCTCGCGGCCTGCCGCAGCTTCAACAATTCGGTCCGGTACGGCGGCTTCCCCGGCATCGGGAGTGGGAGCGTTTATGTCTAAGGCGTGGTTGGAGAAATTCATTGGCGTGCCGTTCGTTGACGGCGGACGGGAGCTGCGCGGCTGCGATTGCTGGGGTCTGGTCATGCTGGTGTTCGCTGAATACGGCGTGTCGCTTCCCGACTACCGGATCTCGTGCTTCCAGAGCGCGGCGATCCACGCCCAGATAGAACGCGCCCGCGTGGAGTGGCGCAGGCTGCCAGAGCCGGCAGAGCCTTCGCTGGTGGTGTTTAAGAGCACCAACCCGCAGGCGCGTCGCTGCATGACAGACCACCTTGGCGTGTATGTCGGAGGTGGGATGGTGCTGCACACGCTCGTCAAACAGCAGGCGCACCTGGATAGGATCAGCCACCCGTTTTGGGCCAGGAAGATCGAGGGGTTCTACGAGTATGTCGGACGCTAAGATTTACATGACAGTGGTGCGAAACCCGTTCCTCTTTCTGTCCGATCCGAACAGGGGCAGGGAGATCGTGGAGCTCGACTACGTGCCGGGCCGTACGCTCATGGAGTACGCCGAGGACTACCGCCCGTCGGACATGCCCATGGCCTATTCGATCAACGGCGGCGTTACGCCCGGCCTGGCCATCCCCCAGCCAGGCGACTTCTTGGCCGTGTGTCCTGACCATCGCGGCGGCGGTGGCGGTGGCGGCGGCAAGAACCCCATAAAGACCATCCTGATGCTGGCTGTGGTTGTTGTCGCGGCCTACGTGGTTGGTCCGGCGGCCGCAGGCATGGTTGATGCGTCGCTTGGCGTAGGGGCGCTCGCAGGCACGTCCACGCACGCCTTCCTGGTCAGCGCCGCAGGCGCGCTTGCGTCCGCGGCGACTATCGCCATCGGCGGCTTGATTTTGAATGCTGCGTTTCCCACGCCGTCACCTGACCTCGGCGGGGCCGCCGTGTCTGCAAGCGATTGGGAGGCAGAGTCCCCAACGTATGGTTGGGACCAGAGTGCTAACCCGCAGTCTGAGGGACGCGCGTTGCCTGTCATGTTCGGGAAAGTCCGGTGCACGCCGACCATCATCGGCAAATACGTGACTGCCGCAGACGACGGCAAGCAGTACCTGAACCTCTTGCTGGCCCTCTCCGAGGGAGAGGACGTTCCAGGGTCTGGTCGGGGCGTTGTCGAGGTCGAGGACATCTACCTCAATGGTCGTCAGATCGGCGATTACACCGGTGTCACGTACGAAGTGCGGCCGGGCACCGTCGATCAGTCCGTGACCGACGGGTTTGGCGACACCGTTTCCCACGAATCGGTGTCGCGCCCGTTGAAGCGTGGAGAGGATTACTCTTCCAGCAAAGCCTACGCCGTCGGCGACGTGGTGTGGGAGAATTCCGTGGCCTACGAGGCCATTGCGATCACGAACGCCGGCGAAGCGCCGTCGACGACTCCGGCAAAGTGGCGCACGTACTGGATCGAGATCCCCTTGTTCGGCACGGCGACGTCGGCTCTTGGTCTTGGCGCGATCTGCCCGTACGGCCTGTACTACGCGAATAACGACGGCGGGCTCTCGCAGGAGAGCATCTACCTGGACGTCGACTATAAGATCGATGGCGGGAGCTGGACTCCGTGGCTCGCCGATTACGAGATCTCCGGAGCGCAGCGCGAGCCTGTGACCAAATACTGGCGCAAGGACGGGCTGGCCGAGGGCAAGTACAGCGTGCGCATGCGTTACCACCGCAAGCCGTCCACGTCGGCGCGGGCCGGCACGCAGTGCACGTTCGACTTTCTTCAGGAGATCGTGGTCGACGATTTTTCGTACCCATGCACGGCCCTGGTCGCCATACGTGCACTGGCCACTGACCAGCTGTCCGGAGGGCTTCCCAGAGTAGAGGTCCTGGCCAAGCGCATGACGCTGAGCGTGTGGGACGGGACCGCGTGGGAGCAGAAGGCAGCCACGAACCCGGCGTGGGCCACGTGGAGCCTCATCCAGAACGCGCGGTACGGCATGGGCTGGCCCAAGGAGAGAATGCTGTACAGCGAGTTCGCTGACTGGGCAGCTTGGTGCGACGAGAAGGGGCTGACCGTCAATGTCTACATCGACGTCTTTTCGTCGGGACCGGAGGCGTTGAAGCGCACCAGCGAGCTCGGGCGCGGGACGATGATTCAGCGTGGCATGAACGTCGGGTGCCTGGCGGACATGCCAGCGGACCCCGTCCAGATGTTTTCTGTCGGCAACATCCTGGCTGATTCGTTCAGCCAGTCGTGGCTGGAGCTGAAAGACCGCGCGAACGTCATCGAGATCACTTACCCAGACGAAGCGACCGAGTTCACCCGGCAGACGGTGGAGCTGCGCAGGAAGAACCTCGACGAGAACACGGACGACGTGGTGCGCCAGAGCGTGTCCCTCCCAGGCTGCACGTCGAGGGAGCTGGCGGTCAGGCACGGGCGTTTCTTGCTGAACAGCAACGAGTACCTGCTGCGCACGGCCATGTGGAAGGCGGACGTCGACGCGATCGCCTGCCAGCCTGGCGACGTGGTCATGCTTCAGCACGACCTCCCGATGTGGGGCGAGGGCGGGCGTGTCGTCGGCTGTGCGGGCACGACGCTGACTTTGGACAAACAGGTGACCCTGGAGCCCGGCGTGTCGTACGCCGTGCAGCTGCGCTACTCCGTCCTGCCCGCGGCGTGGGATGCTGGAACGAGTTATCTGCATGGTGCGCACGTTGTCCATGGTGGACGCATGTTCAAAGCGCGCACTAGCGTCGCGGCCGGAACGTCCACCAGTGACCGCACTTACTGGGCGGCGGTCTCCGACTGGTTTGAGGAGTTGCCAGTGCAATCGGTTGCACTGCAGACGACGACTGCCGTGCTTGAGCTGACGCGCACGCCGGCCGGGACCGTCAGCAAATTCGACGTCTACCAGTTTGGAGAGTTGAACAGGCTGCACGACAAATTCCGCGTCCTGTCCATCAGCAGGGACAAGGATCTTGTGTGCACCCTGACAGCGCTGGAGTACAATGCGGCTGTCTACAACGATGACGAAGTCATCCCGCCATACTCGACGGCGTCAGCCATCCGCACACAGTACGGCATAACGGCCAACGAGGTTTGGGAGGTAGGCCCTGATGGCACGGCACTCCCTTACATCATTCTGACGTGGCAGGGCATGGCCGTCTCTTGGGACGTCTACTACAGAGAGGTCGGCGGTGCCTGGGTGCGTCATGGAACGTCGAGCCGACCGCGGTACAGGATCGACGGGCTGCCCGGCGTCAAGACGTATGAGTTTTCCGCGGCGACTGGCGCGCCGGATCGCGGTACCAAGGTGCAGCTGAGTGTCGGCGGGAAGGAAAAAATCCCTGACGCGCTCGAGGGCCTGACCATCGCGTGTCTCGGTAACCTGGCGTTGCTGCGCTGGCAGCTGCACCAGGAGCTGGACGTGCGCATCGGAGGTCGTGTGCTATTCAGGCACGCCCCGGTAATGTCCGGGGCGTCTTGGGGGTCGGCTACAGGTATAGGCGACGGTGTACCTGGCGGGTCCACGATAGCCGTGTTGCCGCTGAAGGCTGGGTCGTATCTGGCCAGGGTGTACGACGCGCAGGGAATCGCGTCGGAGCCAGCCATCGTCACGACGGCTGGCGCGACGGTGCTGGAATTCGGACCGGTGCAGTCGATTGAAGAGCACCCGCAGTTCCTCGGAGACGCAGTCGGTTGCGCAGCGCTCGACGGAAGTCTGCGGCTTATCGGCAACGCCCTTGTGGACGACATAGTGCTGATCGATGATGTCTCGTCTCTGGATGGTCTTGGCGGGGTGCGCGTCGGCGGAACGTACGGATTTTCGGCAGGCATGGACTTCACGACCCCGCGCCGCGTGCGTCTACTCTCAGTAGTGGGTGCGCAGTGTTTCAACGTAGTCGACGTCGTAGATGCCCGCGAGCAACCAGTCGACGACTGGTTGGATGTTGACGGTGTGGACGTTGGAGCGGCAGACGCCACCGTGTGGTTCTCTGAGACAGATGACGACCCGGCGAACCCCGACGCCGTATGGTCGGATTGGAATAGGCTGGATGCGGCAGATGTGTTCACGAGGGGGCTGCGCTTTCAGCTGAGGCTGGAGTCGCGGGACACCGATGTGAATATTTACGTTTCGCACCTGGCGGTGCATGCCGAGGAGGTTATACAGTGAGCCAGAACGACTTCGTGATCGATAACGCCGCGGGACTGATCTTCCGTCTGGATGTCCAGAATGCGCTGCAGGCGCTGGCGAGCCTGAACTCGGGCCCAGCTGCGCCGACTACCACGTACCCGCTCATGCTGTGGGCGGACACGGCGCACAACCTGCTCAAGATGCGCAACACCGCGGATGACGTATGGGTGCCGCTGTGTGACCTCGGAGTGGCGCTGGCTCGCGGAGATCATACGCATTCTGGTGTCTACGAGGCCATCGACCCGGCCATCGTGCGGGACGACGCGCCTCTCTCCGCCCCG